CCAATCACCAAACATTAACTTCTTAAACTCATCAAGAGGGGTGAAATGTTTTGAGTAATACTGATGTAACTCAAGTTCCCACTTACGCCTTGCAAATGAATTGCCTGATCCCTTGATGGTATAGTTGGTAGTGATTGCAATCTTAGGAGACTTAGCAAATGGTATCTTGATAGCATCTTTGTTTTTCTTCTCAAGTGTCAGTCCCTCAGTTACTACTGAGAACAATCTCTCAAAGTCAAAGTGTTTTTTTACATCATCAAAGCAAAGTATCTGCGTGTCTGCTGATACAAGTTGATATGCGAAACTCTTTTCAAAAGCAAATGACTTACCATCAATCACTACCACCTTCTTCATCTTCTGTAATGCATTCATAAACAACCCCTTACCTGTGCCACCTTCAGGGTTATCCGAGATGGCTTCATCATTTAGTATTACTGCAGGACAATAGCTGAGGTTTTTATAGCCATGCATTAAATATCCTATCGTTGATTCCATAGATAAGATGCGTACTTGATCCTTGTTACATATGTTGCCAATAAACTTTTTGTAATCACAATCATTTGATTTGCATATGCTAAAGTTCCTATCAATGATATGATCCTTCCATACGTAACCACCCAAATCTAAATAGTCTAGTGGTATTACCTTGTCCTTAGTTATTTTTACTGCACAATTTCTGTAATACAGATATGATGTGTGTTTGGTGTCTTCAATGAAATACACATCAATAGATGACAGGAGAGTTAAGAACTCATCCTTGAAGAACCTAGTGTTATCAGCAAAGTAATTGTATATGCTTATATCGTCTAGTTCAATGAGGTGATTGAGAATAAAATCTTTTATCTCTTTCTCTGAGGTATGGTCTATTAGATTGTTAACCACTCGAACAAACACGTAGTTTTTACTACCCTCAGGGCAATACTTATAAAAGCCATTATCCTCCAAGAATAGTTTGAATAGTATGTGAACGATCTTGATTGTACCCTTGTCATTCTTAGTCCAAAAGGTTAGCTTGTCATTATCTTCCTCAGCCCTGTTCAATACTGCCTCAATAACATTATCCTCAATGTCCTTGTCCTTCAACTCATCCCTTACCTCTTTTTTTGACATGCCACGCTTTAGCTTTATCTTAATGTTATTCACTCGCTCCTCATCCTCATAATATTTTGTTCCAAAGTTCTGAGTGTTTGAGTATGCTGAGTCAATCGTTCTTATTATCTCACGTTGATTAAAGTCTTTAGTTGCATATTGATTTAGTACATACTTAGCTAACTCTCTGTTGATCCCAAAGTCATTGAAAGCTGAAGCTAGTACAAAACAATTTTGATTACGCTGTCCCTCTTCCATTGGGAACTTCTTTACCCACCACTTAACAAGTATATCAACTATTTTATTCTCATCTGTTATGGGTATGGTAGCTACGTCCCTATGTTTATTTACTTCTTTATACTCCGGCTCTTCAATCTTATCCCACACACTTGAGTTCTCATTGATGTGTATCAATGGATCATAACTCTCATAACATACCCTTGATACATTCTTACAGGTCTCATCAAAGTATTCTGAATTGAAATATGTTTTAAGTGAATTGAAATAGTTGGTATGGTTCTCTTCGTCTTGTGGAATCTTGACAAGTACCTTTAGACCATTACCTGATGGTGATAAGAATACTGAATACACAAATGCGTTCTCACTATACTTTTGTTTTGCTTCAAGTAAATCTTTTTTCTTTTCAAAGCCATCAAAGTCTAGGCATATCAAACCACTATGCTCAAGTAGTGAAGAATCATTTCGTTTGGTAAACTTTCCTGAGAAACAGATAGCAGGTAACTTCTTCTTTAGTTCTTGACGTTCAGATTTATTTTTCTCGCTTCTTATATTTTTTACTAACTCTTTGCTAGTGCCGTTTTTTATTCTATCTAAAATATCCTTTACATCCCTGTAAAATGGGGTGCTTGTGGCTTTAATAGATTGGAATATTGTTATTAAGTGTGTCATGTTGATGTCGATTTTATGTTGATTTTATATACGTAACTCATTGATAATCAGAGGGGGTGTTGATAATGTTAATTTTTCTTTCTTACATAAGGGGATTAAAAATAAAAAAAATAAGAACACTATAGAGAGTATAGCTATAGAAAAAATTAACACCTCAACATCGGTAAAAAAGGGAGGAACCACCCTCCCTTATAAACCATGCAAGGATAATTATCAGAAGGGTAGATCATCTGTTTTCTTTACTACCTTTTCTTTCTTTTCACTTGGCTTCCAAGTGTCTAACTCTACGTAGTAATTACCACTACGAGCCTTGTTAATGTTGAGGTTGATCCAACCATTCTTCATGTTCTTTTTTATGAAAGGTCCTGCATCTTCAACCTTAATACTAACCTGACCTACTACAAAGTCAGGTGCGTTTTCTCTTCTTTTAAATGAGAATCCATCTGCAAAAATTTTATCTTCTGCCATAATATAAATTTAATTTGTCCCAAGATTATTTAGTTCACAAGGTATCAGGATGGTTGAGACATCCACCTAATACTCCTGTATATTTTAAAGTGTTTGATTGATATAGTAATTGTCTAGGTCATCTGTTGGGTTATCCCCAAAAAACTTATTATAAACATCAATAGCCCTTTCAACTTTTTCTTCACCACCTCTAATAAAATCTTCTGTTGGTCGAAACATTCCAAGCTGATGTGTTATCTTATCCACTACTAAAAATATTAGTGGCTTACCAAATAGTTGTTGGTATATATAACACTGACTATCATAGTTGTACTTACGTGCTGACCATCTAAAGTCTTGTATGTTTGAGGTAGTTTTTAGATCAATCACATTTGTTGGTGTGAGTATGTCTGCCTTACCTTTCCATAGCATACCTTTAATGTTATCAACAGCAGGTTGTTCATAACTACTACCCTCTTGTGTTATCATATCAAAGAAATCAATGTTACCTCTAATTGTTTTCACAAGTTGTAATATGTTCTCACATTCCTTAGATAGTAAAGCTACCTGTACATTATTGTCTGCAATAAATTCTTTGTATGATTTTGAGTTGCGTGATGATACGTCAGCACATAAAGTCTGCATTGCTTTGTCAGGCTCAAGTAATAACTGATGAAAGTATCTACCCTCAGCAAAGTTTTTGTTATCTTCTTGAGGTACTCTAAACATCTTAGGATTCTTTAGTAGTGTTCCTATGTCTGAGTTGCTAAGGTATTGCCTACCTACATCTCCATAATAGTTAGCATCATCCTTTAGTGTTTCAATGATGTCCTTTGTTGCTATTTTACTCATGATCTTCAGGCTTTAAAGGTTCATAAACAGTGTGTCCAAGTAATTCTCCTTCATCAAAGTGAGCAATATACTCTAGTTGATTGTGAGGATTGTAATAGTATATATCTCCTGTTATATTTTTATAATGACCAATCAAAAGTTTTAATTTTGCATAGTATTCAACGCTACCATCATCATAAAATAGTGTATCATATATAATCATGGTGTCTCCTATTATTGTATCAGGATATACAATCTCATCTTGTGCATATATCATTGATGACAATGAGAATGTTATAATTAAAATTAGATTTTTCATTTGATTAGTTTTTTTATTTCAGTTTTTACTTTAGTTGTTACATTGTATTTTCTTTGTAGTTGCTCAACAATTTTTGTCAATCCCATTTCCTTGTTTGCTCCTACATATTTCAATACCTTATCCCAATTATCATCATTGATATTTAGTTCAATGGTTTTCTTTTGTGTAGGTACAGGCGTTACTTCGGGCAGATCTTCTCCTGTCCATAGACTTAACCCTAGACCATGCATAGCTATTGCTTTTGCAGTTGACCTTTGTATTGTTTTGTTTACATCCATTGATGTAATGCTATCTACTTGGATTGATCTGTTTCTGTAGTCCATTACAGGTAGGTAGTCTATATGCTCTATGTCATCCACTACTATTCCTACTTTTACATAGGCATAGTTACCATCCGTAAAATAGTTTAGCCCTGTGTGATCATGTTCATATACTTTCCTTTGTGCTTTAGGATATTTTGTTTTGAGCATAGCCCATGCATTAGCCCATGATAAGTAGTCAAGTTGTCCCTTGCGTTCTATCTTATCTCTTACTGCAATACTACTTAGTGTTGCGAATACTGATTTAGTTGTTGCCATTTGATTTGATTTAATTTATTAATAATTTATTTAATTTATTTGATGCTCCTCTATAAGATTCAATTAGACTTAACCTTGCTTTTTTGAGTGTCTTGATATGTTTATCATTTTTTCTTGTGTTTACTTCGTTACGCATTTTATCTTCTACAACTTTTAGTTTTCTTTTGTAGTTAATCAATGCTAACTTATGTACACCTATTACCCATCCGTACTCATAAAAGGTTTGGTATTGTTCTTCACTTATCTCTTGATAGAAAACACCTATTGTGGTATTGAATATTTGGAATGTATTATTTTCTTTAGTTATTTTTATTCCTTGTCTTAACCTTGCTTCATATCCTACACCATCAATATTTATACTGACTTCATCTGTGTTTGCTTGATTAAATATGTCATTTAACTTGTACATTTTCTTATATCTTCAACCAAGTCCTTCATGTCTAGGTCATTCTCTAGGTGTCTATTTATTTTTTTAACACCATAGATTACATTTGAATGATCTATCTTATACCCATTATCATCCATAAACTTTTGTATGTATGTAATTTTAATTGGACTTTCTCTATTTGCACATAGCCAATACAATAAATGCCTAGCATCTGCACACTCCGATCTTTTGTCCTTAGTGAATAGTAGATCCGTATCTATTTCGTATGCCTTACATACACTCTTTACGTACTTATTGAATATTTTCTTTTTCATTTGATTTAATTTTTAGTTGTTCATTTTTTATCTCCTCATCATACTTCCCCTCGCTTGTTTCTTGTTCTCTTATCTCTATAAATTTTTCTTTTACTCTTCCCATATCAATTTAATTTAGTTTTAATTATTTCTTTTACTTGATTGTTCCAAAAGTATTCTTCTGCTTTGTCAAGTGTAGTTGTCAGGAACACCACTCCATTACACTTCACATAATACTCATCAGTGTTTAGATATTGTATATAAAGATCATCAAAGTATTTAATTATAAACTTACAATCTTTATGTAGCACACTTTTATCAATGCCCTTGCTGTCTAATGATATTGCTCTTGCCATTTTTCTAAAGTCTTTCAATTCAATCTCATCTTTTTTATCAGCCATCCTTTGTAGCTTACGTATGTATTTTATATTAGGTCTAAGCCTTAACTTCTCTGCTATTATTTCTGTGAATAAAAAGTTCATTACTTTATTATTGTTTGTATAAATATAGTTATTTGTTTTCATAATTCAAAATTAAATCTTCTGTACCACTTACCATCAATTAGTTTCTTATCTGATTCTTTCCAATCGTTTCTGTATTGTGTAGGTAGATGACCTGCTTCAATAACTATTGGTAGTTTAAGATGAAGTGCTTCGTCTATTTCAAGTGCGCTCTCTAGGTGTGATTCTGTTTCATCATCATGCAGTGCATAAAGATCAATGATACCCAATAGCTTATCAGCTATCTCCGTTACATCAATGAAAACAAAATTATCTTTCTTTGTTATTATTAATCTGTTCATATCTATTTGTTTTTATTGTATTCATTTATAAATTCTACTACTGCATTGTAAACATCTTCTCTCTGTCCATATGGTACGATATCCATTAGGTTTTCTCTGTACTCGTTCTCCAAATACTTTTCATCTTTTGTTATCTTAGATACCACAGGCATTAACCAATCCCAAGAGGTGTGAAATTTTAATTCATTTAGAGGAATCCAATCTCCACTATTATAAATTCTTTTATAGTATTCTCCGTTACTCTCCTCCATGCCCATAAATTCTGCTATTAATTTGTTTTCTGTTTTCATATCTATTTATTTTATTTGTTATTTACACAATGCTTACACTAATATAACGAATTAATTACACATAAGTTACACATTGATTTGTTAAAAATGTTAAAATTTATTTAACTTCCTGTTAGTCAGCACTTTAACTATAAGATTTTTTCTTTCTGTTATTTCAAAGATCATCTTCATATATGCCCTTTCGTGTGCTTCATATTTACTATCGGCAATACCTCTCCACACTTCTTTGTTGTTCTGTTTGTTTACTACTTTATAATGTTTCATGTCTATTTATTTTAGTTTATATATTCTTATTTTGTATCTCAATATATTCAATCTGAATATGGTTTTATATCTGCTCATGTTATTCACTTTCTTGTTTCTTTTTAAATATTCCTTTTGCTTCTGATTGTTCGTCAATCATCTCAAAGATGTTCTCCATTAACCACTCACTTTGCATTACACTATCCAAAACATTTAATGCTTCCTCTGATGTGCAGTCATACTTAATCATCACATCATCAACGTGCCATAAGTTTTCGGTATAGTTACCTCTTAATTCTAACTCTTGTCTCAAGTCCTCGCTTGATACCTCTTTTAAATCTATTTCTTTTTTCATATCTATTTGTTTTTATGTTATTTCGTTTTCATAATTCTTTTTACATTCTTTACTGCAATACTCTTCGCCAACCTCAATCTCTTCTCCACAATAGCAGAAACTTTCTTCTTCATAATCCTCTAGGAAACTTTCTATCTCACTTCTCAATTCAGAAAATTCTTCTCTGCATTTTTGTGATTTTAAAAGTGAAGCAAGTAACTCACTATTAATATCTATTGGTCTACATCCGTAGTCATCTGCTAAGGCCATGCTCTCCCGTAAACTTGCATCATTTTCTTTTAGATATTCAATAGCATTGTAGTAGTATATTACCTCTTGTTGAAATGCTCCTTGATCTTCTAGTTGTTCATATAGCTCATCATAATTTTCTATATCCTCTGCATAAACATATTCATTAATACTAAAGTCTAATTGCTCACTTAACTCTTCAAAAAATTCTTCTTTCTTATTCATATCTATTTATTTATTTGGTTTAACATCATATACTTCTCCACTCAAATCATAATCACAAGTCCATCCTATTGATTCTAGTTCAACTTTAATCCTTGCACATTCTTTATATAAACTTTCGTTGTCATCATAAGAGTTTACTATATCTTTTATCTCTTGTGGAAAGTTATCATATTCTTCTGCTGTCATATCTATTTGTTTTTAAAGTTCATATTGGTTTAATATCTTATTAATCTTTTTTGTATGCAAACTTTTAAGGTAAGTTGCTTTAATCATTCTTTGCAATGTATATTTGAATGAGTTCATATTTCCTAAGTTTACATTTTTTGCATCACCTATATCTATTCTTTCATATTGGTCGTAGTCTGCTTTTGAATTTAGTATTGCTATGAATTTGGTTACCTCCTCGTTTAATTCATCTTCTGCTTTTTGCAGTATTCTTTCATTTAATTTATCTGTTGTCATATCTATTTATTTATTTGGTTTATAATTGTATTTATTTTATTTAATGTTTCATATTGGTTTACCTGTACACTACTTGCTATCTCAATGAAGTAACAATCATCTTGTTCAATCAAGTCTTTATATGTCATCTTTGTTTCCTCTTGATTCATTTGTATTGATGTTGATATCTCAAATAGTTCTTTCAATAATTCTTTCTTTGTCATGTCTATTTGTTTTAGTCTATTGATATTAGTGTTCCGTTTATTTCTTCATATTGCATATCTTCTTCGCATTCCCATTCAGTATAGTAAACATAGTCAACATGATACCCAATCGTTAATAAATCTTTGTCAGTATCTTTGTTTTTCTTTGCGCTGTTTAATGCTGACTCTAATTCTTTTAAGTCATCATCATTGTGTATTGTATCTAGTTCATCTAAATCACACCCAAGATTATTGATTGCTTCAAGTATATACTCTCTATCTTTTCTGCATTCTTTCAATGTCAATTCTAATGTTGAGGTATAGAACTCTCCATCTCCCCATATCCACCCATCATTCATTCCCTCTCCTGTTATATCACATTGTCTTGCCCATAATATTTTTTCTGTTGTCATGTCTATTTGTTTTTAGTTATTAATACTTTCTCTAAATAATCTCTAATGATGTCTTGATATTGAAATTCAGTTGACTCATCAGTATCTATACGATTAGGGCATAATCCCTCATCTACAAATTTATTTACGATACCCACAGCAATACTTGCTATTATAGTTTTATCAAATTTTTTCTTTGTCATGTCTATTTGTTTTTAAGTTCATATATTTTTTCGTCTATATACCTCATGTACATAAAGTCTTGTTTGTTAATAGGCTTTTTTAATTCTCTTTTTAAACATTCTATCCAAAAGTTTAAATCTTTTTTGTTTGTTTTATTTTCTGTGTTCATATCTATTTATTTTAGTTAGTTAAATTATGGGGGCTTTTACACCCCCAAGTTTAGATTATATTGTTGGAATGTCAACATCAACTCCATGCACTACTGCAAAGTAGATTCCTACAAAAGCTAATGTACTTGTTGCCAATCCTACGAAGATAATTTTAACCCTATCTTCAATGGTTAATTTTTGAAACGATTTCATGTCCTAATAATTTATCGTGTTTCACTTTGCTTACTCTCATCAAGGTTTTTCAGCTACCTCCTATTATTATAACGTGCATATTACACTTTTGTTACACTTATTTTATTTATTTTTTATATTTATAATCATTCTAAATAAGGTTTGTATTAATATAGTCCTATTCCTTTTATTGTTCTACAATCATCATCATATAATACAATCCATTTATAATTTATACTTATATCCAATGTATCATAGTTTATTAATTCAATCCATTTGTTTTGTTGGTGCTTATAAAATTTCATCTTTTTTATTTTAGATCTTTTTCGTTTAGTTTATATTGCATACATAATAATATGCTTATCAGTATTGTTGTTGCTATTGTGTTCATTTTATTTGTTTTTAGTTATTGTATTATAATTATTATCTATCCATTTTTTTACGTCTATGAATCTGAAATTTTGTTCATTAACCAATGCCTTTATTATTTCCTTTTTTGACATTCTTTCTTGTGTTTTAATATACCATTTTGATATACGAATTGCTTTTAAATTAAATTTATTTTTTGCTTTCATCTTATTTTATTTTAGTTAATGTTTTTTTATTATAATCTAGTTCTTTTATTGCTCCAATATATATATCCCCTTTATCATCATCATCATCAAACCATTCATTGAGAGTACAAATCACATCTTCAATTAATAAATCACATGATTTTATTCTTTGTATCAAAAGTTCATTTTCTTTTTTTAACTGCTTTATTACATCATTTAACTTTTCTATATCTTTTGTCATCTTATTTTATTTTAAATTAAATTTTTGTTTATATCCCTCTTTTGTTAACTGCATAATTATTTGACTTATACAATTGAAAGTATTTTCATCTTCTTTTTCTTGTTCAAATATTACAATTTCATCATTACGTATATCATATGAATAATTTCTTAATTTATTTTTAGTTTTCATCTTATTTTATTTTAGTTAATTTTCCATCCCATAATTCACCATTTAAAAACCATTGAAAGTTTTTTTGTCTTATGCTTACATTTGGCAAAGCATTTAGACGTTCTTTAGTGGTATTTGATTCCCATCCACAATTAGTTATAAATATCTCATTGTTTTCATTTAAAATTGCTATTGTATTCCCGTGTAGTTCTAAATGGGTTTCATTATTATAATTGTTTAATGTTACTTCCATGTTTTGCTTTTTGAATTTCGTTCTGTTCAAAAATGCGTTGATTGATTCTTCTGTTATTTTTCTCATTTTATTTTATTTTAGGTTTATTATTATAACGTTCTTAATTAGTAATTATTGTGTAAATATTGGTAAATATCAAAATTATATATCTCCTCATCATTTTTATCATTTAGACTATATATGCTTAATGTATTTATAAATTCAAATACTATTTTTCTATTGTGGTAATTTAAAAATACTTCACAAATATTATCAATGCAGTTTATTAATTCATGTTTACAATTTACTTCTATTGCATGACAATAATGACTATTGTTTTTTATACACTCTTCTATTATCTTGTTCATCTTGTTTGGTTTTATGAGGGGGTTGCCCCCCTCGATTAATATTATTTTATTTTAGGTTATTATTATCTGTTTTCGTACTCTTCAAAATCTAAACCGATACACTCGCAAAGGAATTGTTCTTCAAACCAAAACAAATCATTTATTTGTGTTTCTGTTGGTGGTTCTTGATGATAAATATCTTCTAAGATATATTCAATTTCTTTTAATTCAGTATATGTGAACTCATGTTCTTTTGCTCCACTCCAAAAATTGAAGTCTGTTAAATTTAATTCTGTTGTGTATTTCATCTTGTTTGGTTTTGTGAGGGGCAAAAGCCCCTCTGATTAATTAATTTTTTTTAGCAGAATATATAGTGTAGTTGTTTGTATCCTTTTAATAAACTTCTACATGCTTTGACTTGATTATATAAGTCATCAAATAATTCTTCGTGGTCATCACTTTCTTCATAGTATCCTTCCAAGTCCCAATACATTGAATCGTGCAAGTTGTCATTATACTCCATTAGTTCATCTTTTAATTCTGCATACTCATTGTATAGCTTTATAAAATTATTTGCTGTGTTTTTCATATTGTTAGGTTTTGTGAGGGGATTGCTCCCCTCTAGTTGTTATATATTTTCTATATTTATGTTTATAGATAATGAATTTTGAATTAATGTTTTGTTGATGACTTCAATTAAAACTTCGTTTAAAAGCGTGTCAATGTCGCCTAAACCCGACCAATTATTTTCTTTTTTAATTTGAGTATTAATATTTTCATTCTCAATAATTTTATTTAGTTTATTTACTAAAAATTCTCTTTGTAATTGTGTTAATTCTTTCATCTTATTTTATTTTATGGTTAATCCTTTTAATTTTACTATGCTAATATTATTTATTAAATACTCTTTAATTTGCTCAAAATTTGTGCATTGTGGCGTGTTTATTTGTTTTTCACCTTTCAATGCTAACTTGTTTAATTCAGGTGCAAACTTATGTATTTCAATGCCTATTATTAAAGAGTTAAATTTTTTGCTGTTTACAAATGTTTTTTTCTCTTGTTTCTCTTGTTCTAAAATACTTTGTTTAGCAAAGTCAAATTTTAAAACTTTTTCAATATCAATATTATTTAATCTGTTAATATTTTTATTGTATTCATCAAGTATCATTTTATTGGTAATATTCTTTTTAAAAATACTTGGGGCTTCATTTAACTTTTTTTCTATAAATTTTATTCTGTTCATCTTATTTTATTTTAAGTTTTAATTCAATTTTATATTTTATTCTTGTTAGAAAGTATTTTAATTTACTTTCGCTTTCGTCTTTTAAAATATTGTGTTTATCAGTTGAGATAAAGTATTTTAATTGTTCCTTTGTCATCTTATTTGGTTTTAGGTTATTAAAATTTTATTTCTATTTGTTCACTATTCATTATTATTTCAGCAATACAATTAAAGTATTTATCTGATGTTGCACACTCACACACATTTTTATTGTCTATCATTTCAGTTGCATACATTAAGTTAATAATATCAAAGTATGTGAAAGGAATTTTAATGCATGAGGGTAAACCTTGCAACCATTGCACAATAGACTTTTTTAATCCTATTCGAGTAACCATAAAGCCGTATTCACGCCTAAAAATGTTTAATACTTCGTTTAGTGGTGTTTCACTTTCAATATTATAAGGCTCTAAATCTACAAGGCCTATAATGTGGTTTTTAAATTCGTTTGTCATCATCTTATTTTATTTTAAGTTATTTGTTATTTTATATTTAATAATCTGCCTTTATATAAAAGAAAGTCATTATCTAAATTATTTATTGCGTTTATTTCTTCTTTTGTGTAATGTAAATGATAAGATTTACTTTTATTGTGGTCAATCATATCTTGTTTTAACGCCTTTTTAATTCTTTCTATTAGTTCGTTTTTCATATCGTTTAATATTTAATTAATTATTGTTTAACAAATGTATATTATTAGAACGACATAAAAGCACTTTTGTTTCATTTTTTTTTAAACTTTTTTATAAGTTATTAGTTATCAGTATGTTATGAACTAAATTTAGAATCATTCTAAATAAGATATTACTATTATCCTGTATTATTTGGGGCTTGATTGTTTACTGATTCGTGAGGGGTTGCTGTTATTATCCTCCTTCTCTCATTGTCTGTAACAAGTGGATAGGGTACGGGAATACGGGACGGGGGAACGGGGGACGGGGATGGGAGCAACGGAAACAAGGAGAGCGAAGAACGGACACCATACAACAAGGACACCAAGAAGAAGAACAAGAGCATCCCGATACAAAAAGCCAAAAAAATCCACCTAGCACCACGAGAACAACACCCCCCCCTATCAAAAATAAATCACTTTGGGTTTGCAAAATTTTTACGTGTAGCCATATATAACCCAAACACTCAGTATATCTAAAAAGATTTGTTTAATTAAAAAATTATTATTATATTTGTAAAAAGACTTTTATTATGAAAGATTATGTAGACGGATTATACGTAAAGGATGGCAGATTAATTAATGATCGTCCTGATGGTATAAGTGGAATAGAGCAGGCTGCTATGATCAGACGTTCTGTAAAGAAAGCTATAAAAGTAGAAGAGATTTCTCAAGGCATTCAAAAGGCTGAGGCAATGAAAATGATTGAGAAGAATATAAAAAGATTCTAACAACGATGTCCTAATATGTTGTTCAAAGGGTTACCCGAAACGGTAGCCCTTTATTTTTGGTGTTAATTTTTATTTTAATGGTGTTGATTTGGTGTTGATTATTTATAGCTAACTACTTGATTATCAGTAGTGGTGTTAATAATGTTGATTTTTAAGCCTCGTATGTAGAAATAAAAAATAGAAGTAATAGGAATATATATATAGTATAGGAACACCATTTTTCAACACCTCAACACCTTGAGTATATTTTTTTTTCTATCTTTGTGTAAATTAAATTTAATACAATATGAATCAACAACAAGGATACTCTCCTAAAGATCTAAACTTTGGAGAGATAGGACGTAATAAGTTAAAGAGTGGTATCACTAAAATTTCAGAAGCAGTAAAGAGTACCTTAGGACCTAGGGGTAATACTGTGCTTATTGAATCGCCACAGCACACCTCAAGCATAACAGTTACTAAAGATGGTGTTACTGTAGCTAAGGCTGTTGATCTAATGGATCCGGTGGAGAACTTAGCGGTCAAGATGATGAAGCAAGCTGCGGATAAGACCGCAAGTGTTGCAGGAGATGGAACGACTACAGCTATAGTATTAACTGAGGCTATTGTGAAGGCAGGTGATGAGTTTATGAGTGATGATCACAATAGAACTGAGGTATTAAGGGAATTGAACAGAACGAAAGATTATATTGTTGAGTCCCTGCAGAAAGACTCACAAGAGTTGAGCACGAAAAAGTTACAAGATGTAGCCACTCTATCAGCGAACAATGATAGTTTTATAGGTGAGTTGATAGCAAAGACATATAGTGAAGTGGGTAAGGATGGCATAGTAACGGTTGAGAAATCACAGAGTGCTGACACTTACTATGAGAGTACGAATGGTTTAAAAGTAGATAGAGGATATTCATCTGAGTTGTTTATTAACAATCACAAAAAGGATGAGTGTATATTTGATGATGTTAGGATCTTAACATCAGATGCTGAGATAAGTAATGTCTTACAGATTGAGGCGGTATTGAAACCAATCATATCAGACGGGAAGAAGTTATTGATCATTGCACCTTGTTCACAGAACGTGATTAATACACTAGCTGCCAATGTGATGAAGAACAATTTAAAGATATGTGTAATACAGCCACCTAACTTTGGATACAAGCAGCATGAGCTGATGAGTGATATTGCTGTGGCTGTAGGGGGGAAATATTTCTCAGAGAAGACAGGCGATGATCTGAGTTTAATTAACTTTGGTGACTTGGGTTATGCATCAAGAGTGATAGTGGGTAGGAACTCATCGGTTATCATCAAGGATGACAATCGTACTACTGAGGATGTACAGAAGAGAGTGGATGAGCTATGGGATGCTCACGCCATCACAGAGAAGAAACAAGACAAGGAATTTGTGCTGTCGAGAATTGCCACCCTTACGGGCGGCATAGGTGTTATCCACGTTGGAGGCGATACTGACATACAACAAAAAGAGTTGTATGATAGAGTTGATGATGCTGTATGTGCAGTACGCTCTGCACTTGAAGATGGTATATTACCGGGAGGTGGCGTTTCATTATTACACTACGCTGACTACTACAAGAACAAACATTCAAATGATAAGAATAAAAATGTAGCATATCAGATAATGGCTCAGGCATTAACAGCACCTGCTACGCAGATCCTAGCTAATGCAGGAAAAGATGTAAAGAAGATATACAAGCACCTGCCTCCTGTCAATCATGGGTATGATGTGAAAAAAGAACAAAATGGAAACTTAATTGAGATGGGGGTAGTTGATCCGACAAAGGTTACAAAGAACGCACTGATCAATGCAATGTCAGTAGCTACAACCATACTAAGTACAAATGCAATAATCACAATGGCACGCAGTTATGAAACCAATTAATAAATACATTATCGTAAAGGGGATTGATGAGGAGATGAAAACAGACTCGGGACTATTGTTATCAGCCGAGGATGTAAATTTGTTTAGATACAAAAAGGGCGAGGTAATAAAACCGGGCACTGAGGTTCATGACATAAATGAGGGTGATGTGATATACTATGACAAGAGGGCAGGTCACTCAATGCTTATTGATGACAAGCCGGTTACTATTATTCTTGAGAGGGACGTTGTCGTAGTCGTCTAAACTCATTCATCTTTATGATCATATTGCGATATGTCTTATCGGTATATCGCACATTCTTTTTGAAGAGGGGATTAGTTTGGGGATCAACTGACAGTTCAGCACCACTCAGTTTGTTATATATATCAGTGAGTAATTTCTGTGACTTGTAGGTTAGCTTGTATATTGTCTCATGTTTTCTTGGTCTTTTAGAGAATACTTCTAGCCAACCATTAGCTAGAAGATATGTAAAGCGTTTTTTATTCCATGAGACAAGTTGGTTAAACTCATCAAACTTCTTTTTAGTAAAATACTTTTCTGACTTGAGGAACAGAAGCATATCAAGGTCTGCTGCTTTCATGTCGTGCTTACGGAGGTAGTAATACTTAATTACTCTCCAATACTTGAGGTAGTCGTTATCATGCATTAAATTTAATTTTATTATCTTTGCTTACAAAGTTAACTAATTGTACAATTAAAAAAAAGAAACGATGGCAACATTAAAAAGTCAAAAAATGGTGAGAGGTAGAGACCTCAAGACACCACTAGCAGCATCCACAATGGATAAGAAAAGTAACGGTAAAAAAGGAGGGCCGGGAGATCCACCTAAGAAAAATAAAAAGGGTGAAATTAACATTAAAATTGCAAGAGATCCAAAGAGACCAAGCCTATATACAAACGCTTCTTTTACTCAAGCTCAGATTGATAGAGCTATACAAAAAGGCGTATTAAAAAAGGGGCAAGGGAATCGATATATGATGATTAAAAAGAAAAATTAAAATTTTAAACCAAATACACGCATTCGTATCCTTTCTCAATAGAGAGAGGATAAATGCTATGGTACATTCACACACCCCAATATTTTAACGACAGGGATGAAAAGAAAACAAAATACAGAAGTTAAATGGAAGAAACATTATTGGACATCATAGTAGAAGCATATCCTGACGAGGAGATATTAAAAGCAGATGGGTTTGATAAAGCCATCATAGGGATTGACGATCACAGTATGCGATTAATATATTCAATACGTAAATGCATAGAGATATTAATGGAAGAAGACTTGAGTGATGAAGAAGCATTAGATGCTTTTTATTACAACACTCACTCAGCATATGTAGGAGAAAAGACACCGATATGGTGTAATGATTTTACATATTAATTTTTATGATTATCTTTGTGAGTATAAAATAAATTATTATGCCAACAGTTACATACAAATGTCCTGATACAGGAAAAATGAAAACAAAAAAATTTGCTTACAATGCAGTAGGCAAAGCACAAGCATCAGAGTTTGCTAAAAACATGGGAGGCAAAATTAAAAACAACCCCGGCTACGGCATGGAAACTAAATATTAATATTATGAAAAAGCAAGGATACAACGCAAGATTAGATGAGTCATTAGGTGCAAAGCATAAAGGACCTCATAAGCAATCATTAAAGTCAAGAAGACATGAGAGTGAAGCAATGGAGAAAAAAACTTATGACCACAAATTTGGTTCTGATTCAAAGATGTCATACAGACATGATCATCCTGAGTGCGTTAACTATGTAGGAAAACACATATCAGGTTTAATTAAAAAGTAATGGCTAAGAAAGGTAGAACTAAATTTATTAAAATTAAAGAAGCTAATGAAGGCAAGTTCACCAAGTGGGTAGAAAAAAATATGCCCGGCAAATCTGTATGCAGTGCTGCTTCTTCTGTTTTAAAAAACAAAGATAGGTATAAAGGCTCTGTTGTTAAGATGGCAAACTTTGCTAATAACTTTGGATGTAAAAGAAAATAACTATGCACAAGAACAAGTCAAGAGGTTTCGGAGATTCAGTAGAGAAGTTTACTACTAAGACAGGTATAAAAAAAGTTGTCGAGAAAGTAACTAAGGCTGCCGGAATTGAAGACTGTGGTTGTGGTAAAAGGCGTGATACCTTAAACAGAATAATACCTTATAAGAAATGAAAACAGTTGCAATGAGAAAAGCTGCCAAGGCAAAAGCCAATGGCAACGGTAAAGAAAAGAAACCCCGTAAAACCTCACGCGTTTCGACACCAAATAAACCTAACATAAAAGATTTTACGTCTATTAGTAAAGATTCTAAAGGTAATTTAACAAAGAATACCAATTGGAAAGCATATGAGCGTGCACAGACGAATTATCGAGTACGTACAAAAAATTAATAAAAATGGCATACCAAAAATTACAAGCCCGTAGAGCATTAGCAGTAGTAACAGATGATAATATTGACATCCCAAATCCTGCAGCAACAGCAGCAAGTGGTCAAACAAGTGCAGCAACCGCAAACAAGTTAACTGATTCGATTGCTACATTCCTTAATGACAATATAAAAGTTGGAGACATTGTATATGATACAACTACTCCTTCAGTAACTACAGTAACAGCAGTAGATAGTGATACTGTTTTATCAGTAGCCACAGGAATTGGAAACACTAAAGATTATGTTATATATTCTCAAATTGACAATCCAAGTAACGGATGTGTTTTATTTGCAGGCGGAGCAGGAGATATAGAGCTGATCACTGTAGATGATGACACTGTGTTATTCAAAGGAATTGTGGCAGGACAGTTTTTACCTGTACAGGTAAAAAGAGTAAAAGCTGCAAATACTACAGCGACTGACATTGTTGCATTATGGTAGGAGGCGGACTAGCAAATATGATAGGAATTAACACCTGTGGCGGACAAGCCGGAGCAGGTGGAGGTGGAGGTGAGTTCAGCAATCTTTACTCTTGTGATTTTAACGGTGTAGATATGTACATTGATTGCGGAGTTTTATCAACTTTAAATGGTTTAACTGAAGCAAGTGTTTCTGTTTGGGTTTATTTAGAATCTAATAATGAGCAATTTATACTTTCTCAATGGGAAGGAACGGGCGGAAGTAATAATAATAGACAATTTACACTATTTTTAAAACCTTCTAACAACCAAATTGACGTTAGTTTTGGGCCTAATACAACATATAGAAGTTCATCTATAACAATCAACACAGGGGAATGGTATCATATTGTAGCCACTTATAACGCAAGTAATTCGCCAAGTAGAGACAAAACAAAAGTATATGTAAACGGCACGTTATATTTACAATCTATTAATTTTAATAGCCCAGCAAGTTTAAACCCAAACCCTACAAGCACGTTTAAAATAGGTAAAAGAGGTGGTGATAATTTTAAATTTACAGACGGACAAATTGACGAAGTATCTCTATGGAATGTAGAGTTAAGTCTATCAGACGTAAACGCTATATATAATTCAGGCACTCCCACTGATTTAAGCAGTAGCGGTATAAGCGGACTAGTAAATTGGTGGCGTAATGGGGACCCAACAGGTCCCGGAGCCTTTCCTACTATTGTTGACCAAGTAGGGAGTAATGATGGCACAATGATAAATATGACAGACACACAAATAGTAACTTCAGTACCATAAACACTATGTTTAAAGATTTTAGAAAATTTATTTATTCAAACATTCATATTGAAGATTTACAGTTTGTAGATTTTTCTCAAGTAACACAGACATCTGCTGATACTATTAGAAAATCATTAGATGATTCTCAATTTATAATTAGTTGGCTAACAACACCTACTTTTATTGAAGATGGAACTATTGAGCCTATATCTCTAATGACTCATGCAGAATGTTATGAGCTTGTTAATACTCCTGAATGGACTCCGGAAGACTTAATGTAATTTTTTGTATATTTGTGACAATGAATTAATAGACAACTTTTTATGTCATGAATCTATCAGAAAAAACTAAAATAACTTTTACTCCTGCTAATCTTATTTCACTTATAACTACAGTAGCAGCAGTAACAGCAGTATGGTTTCATCTTAATGGTCAAATTGAAGAAGCAAAAGAACTTCCTAAAAATAAAAATAGTAAGGTTTTAGAAGAAACAATTATTCATATGGACGCTAATACGCAATATATTAAAGAAGAAATAATTGAAATAAAAGAGCGTCTTAATAAAATGGAAGAAAGGCTTTACCAACTTAAATAAAATATGACTCTAGTAGATCAAATTACTTTAAACAAAATACAAGAAGTATTTGCAGAAAAGAAATATGCATTCTTTACCAAAGGAAATTACAACTTAAATATTATAGGAGTACGAAGCCCTAATCAAGTAGCAAATAGCTTTGATGACTATATGCTTGTTATATATAAGAAACATGACAAGTGGGTGATTGATGAATTTACTATTACTACGGATGCAGGGCTGTATTGGTTGCAACATCCTATGAATAGAAAAGGAACAGCACTACTTGTTCCTAATCAGTATAGAAGCACATATAAACTTGATGGTCATGGAAGCACACGCTACGAAGCATTATGTCAGAGACTCGCTAACGTAGAAGTATATCGTGATGATAATAAAGATCAAATACTTAACTATGATGATGCTACAAAAGAATGGGGTATGTTTGGAATAAACATTCACCGTTCACATCCTTACCATGAGAAAGACACAGTAGATAAATACAGTGCGGGCTGTCAAGTCTTTCAATCTATATATCAGTACAATGACTTCATTGCATTATGCAACACCTCAGCAAGATTGTACGGAAATAGCTTTACATATACCCTTCTTTTAGAAAGTGATTTATTATAATTTAATTTCGTTATCTTTGTAAAAAGACAATACAATGAAATTAAATAAGGAAGAACTTGAACGACTTCAACAATTAAACAACTCGTTTAATAAATTAAAAATAGCTTTAGGCGATCTTGAGATCAAAAGGCACTCAATGTTAAGTGAGCTTGATGGGCTCAAAGCTATGTTTAGTTCAGAGGAGAAAAAATTTATTGATAAATATGGATCCGACTCTGTTATTAATTTACAAACAGGTACGGTGACTAAAAAAGAAACCAATGTCAAAGATTGAATCATACGCAAATGCAGGAACCCCAACCTTAAATGATAAATTAATTGGAACGGAAGTTGGAGCAACACCTGTTAATGCAACCAAAAACTTTACCACAACTCAGCTACTAACATTATTTAATGCTAACTCTGTACCTGCAAGTGTAGGAGCAACAGGAACAGCAGGTATGATAGCTGCAGATACTAACCACTTATACATCTGTGTAGCTACTAATACATGGAGAAGAGTAGCTATATCTACATTTTAAAAGATGGATATACGGAAGATTTCAATCGGTCCTGACTATAAGTCGGGAGCCATGCACTATCTTGTAGGGCAGGAAGTGCTTAACGGATCTTACCGTATTCATTTAATACAACTAGATAGGGTTAAACACTCGTTTAAAATTTGGATAATAAAGGACAAAGAAGTAGTTTTATGGAAAGAGTTTACTTCTGATGTTCCCGTATCAATAGAGTATAACATAAACTTTTAATTATGAAAACACGAATAGTATCAAATTATGTAACAACTATTATTGGGTTGTTAATCATGGCATTTTGCCTAGTAATGATTTACACAGAGAAAGCAGACAGCACTGAGATGAGTGGATGGCTAGCAGTATCTTTGTTGTTCTTACGATCTAAAGATTCTTTAATTGCTCTACCTAAAGATGGAGAAAAATAAAGATGACATACTTACTATACGCAATATAATAATAGCGATATTAATTATCTTGTTGTGCATGAGCGGATGTTCTGCAATAAAAAATTATAACAAACTCAAAGACTACGAAAAAGAAATACAGAAATTTCAACTACACGAACAGGAGTTTAAACTTATACAAGATAATAACGGTAAGTTAATTGCTCAACAAGAGCAAGTGATATTAACACAAAAACAGGCTATCAACAATGGATTGATAGCCTATGTTGATTTAAAGAATGTACGAAGTCAAGTAAGAGTTAGGACTGTAACCAAGCTAGATAGTATATTCGTTCCTTTTGTTAAAGACAGTCTTGTTACACAACATGACACAATTTATATAGATACTAATCAGCACATTGCAGATTTAACTACTCCCAAACAATTTAAAATATCAAGAGAGTTTTTTAATATAGGCGGGCACATCAAGCCTTTTGGAGTGGTGTTAGATAGCTTAAATATATTCAATCAAACCAATGTTAGTGTTGGTATGAAGTCGCAAGGATTTTTTAAAAAACCATTACCTGTTGTAAATGTAGAGCACTCTAATCCATACATTAAAACAACAGGATTAAGTAATGTAATAATAAAAGACGAAAAGAAGTTCTATGATCGAAAGTTATTTTGGTTTGGATTAGGGCTTGTTAGCGGTGTTACAACCACTATTTTTATAAATAAATAAAATCAAATGCAATCACCTGATAGATTTATAGTTCGTCCTATAAAAGGAAAGAGGTATAATAATACCAAAGAGATTGGAGGGTTAGAGTTTATTACTAGCACCTCTGAAGAAGATTTCAAATTTTCTAATAGAGAAGCTGAAGTAATATCTGTTCCTTTAAATTATAAAGGAGAAATAGGGAAAGGAGATGTTCTACTTGTTCATCACAATGTCTTTAAATTTTATAACGACATGAAAGGCAGAAGACAAAGTGGTAGAAGTTTTTTTAAGGATAATTTATTTTTTATTGAAGATGAACAGTTCTATATGTATAAAAAGAATGGCAAGTGGAAAGCTCATGGAAGGAATTGTTTTATAAAACCATCTGCAGTAAAGAAAAGTTTTATAGATAAGCCGGGTGAGTATGAGCCTTTAATAGGAACAGTGAAATATATTAATGAAGAGTTAATAAAGTTAGGCGTAAAAGAAGGAGATGAGATTTCATTTCAACCTGAAAGCGAATATGAGTTTAGAGTAGATGATGAGATTTTATATAGGATGTTTACAAATAACATTACATTTATAGTATAGAATGGATACGTTTGAGATATTAACACAGTATGGAGTGTTAGGTATATGGGTTCTATATGCTATTACACGTGAGCGTTGGTTGCTTAGAAAGATTGAGGAAATATCTGAAAGGTCTACAAGAGAACGTGAGACATGGCATGAAGAAAGAGAATCATATATTAAAGAGATTGCTATGATACGTCTTGAAGAGAGAAATGCTTTTATAAGACAGATTCAAAAAATATTAAATGATAACAATGGAATCAAATCAACTCAAACTAAAAATAATAGAGGCAGGAAAAAAAGCAGTTAAAGAATTAATAAAAGTTGCTCAAGAAGAAATAATAAAGCCTGACCCTGAAGATGAGCTTGCTGCAGATAGATTAAAGAATGCTGCGGCTACAAAGAAACTAGCCATCATAGATGCGTTTGATATATTAAAACGTATAGATGAAGAGAAAGAAAGATTAGAATACGAGAGTAAAGGAACAAAACGAACAGACACAAAACAAGGATTTGCAGAGCGAAGATCAAAATAGCCTATACAGAGTAGTAAAGGATTATATCCCTGCTAAAAAAATAGCTCGTTACAACAAGCTAAAGAAATGGGACTATGGATATAATAAGGATTATGACGTAGTTATTATTTCTAAAAACGGCACTATTGGAGATATTATTTGTATCAGTGGTTTATACATAGCTTTACCGTCTGCTCCTGACAAAGTATATTCAAGAAGTAAAAAAACAAGCGAACAGTATTGGGAAAGAAAAGATTATGATCGTAGTTTAAGTAGAATCAATTCTATATTTCAATGGAATGAAATGCCAAGAGAATTTAAAGACAAATGGGTAGACTACATTGAAGAAGAGTTTGATAGCAGGGACGATGGCTATTGGTTTAAAAATAATGGAATGCCTACTTATATTACCGGAGCACACTATATGTATTTACAGTGGACCAAGATTGACGTAGGATACCCTGACTACAGAGAAGCTAATAGAATATTCTTTATTTATTGGGAGGCGTGCAAGGCTGACAAGAGATGCTTTGGAATGATATATTTAAAGATAAGACGTTCAGGTTTTTCATTCATGGGTTCAGCAGAAGCTGTCAACACAGCAACTATTGCAAGAGATTCAAGGGTAGGTATCTTGTCTAAAACGGGAGCAGATGCAAAGAAGATGTTTACAGATAAGGTAGTTCCTATATCTCATCACTTGCCTTTCTTTTTTAAACCTATTCAAGATGGTATGGACAAACCAAAGACTGAATTAGCCTACAGGGTTCCTGCCTCTAAGATTACAAAAAAGAATATGTATGATGTAGACAACGAGGAAATTCAAGGGCTTGATACTACAATAGATTGGAAGAACACTGATGACAACTCTTATGATGGTGAGAAGCTATTATTACTTGTACATGATGAGAGTGGTAAATGGCTAAAGCCTAACAATATATTAAATAATTGGAGGGTAACTAAAACTTGTTTAAGGTTAGGTAGTAAGATAATTGGAAAGTGTATGATGGGATCTACATCAAATGCTTTAAGTAAAGGGGGTGGTACTTTCAAAAAACTATATGAAGATTCTAATGTCTTAAAAAGAAACTCTAATGGTATGACAAAGAGTGGTATGTATTCTTTGTTTATTCCTATGGAGTGGAATATGGAAGGCTTTATAGACAGATATGGACATCCTGTATTTAGAACACCTAAGACAGCTATAAGAGGAGTGGATGATGAGATGATTGACTTTGGTGCAGTAAACTATTGGGAGAACGAGGTAACATCTTTAAAAAGTGACCCTGATGCACTTAATGAATTTTATAGACAGTTTCCTAGAACAGAGTCTCATGCCTTTAGAGATGAAAGTAAATCTTCTTTATTTAATCTTACTAAGATATATCAGCAGATAGACTATAACGATTCTTTGATACAAGATCATCATACAACAAGAGGATCATTTCATTGGCTGAATGGAGAGAAAGATACTAAGGTAGTATTTAGTCCTGATAAGAGAGGCAGGTTCCTTGTAAGTTGGACACCTGAGAAAGCCTTACAAAATAGAATCATTGTTAAGAATGGAATTAAATATCCTGCCAACGAACATTTAGGCGCGTTTGGTTGTGACTCGTATGATATATCAGGAGTAGTGGGTGGTGGTGGATCTAATGGTGCGTTACATGGTGTAACTAAATTCAATATGGACAATGCTCCAAGTAATGAGTTTTTTTTACAGTATGTTGCACGACCACAAACTGCTGAGATATTCTTTGAAGAAGTGTTAATGGCTTGTGTTTTTTATGGTATGCCAATACTTGCAGAGAATAATAAACCAAGAATACTTTATCATTTTAAGAACAGGGGCTACCGAGGCTTCTCAATGAATAGACCTGATAAAGTCTATACGAAGCTCTCTAAGACCGAAAGAGAACTCGGAGGGATACCTAACACCTCTGAAGATGTAAAACAGTCTCACGCAGCAGCTATTGAGTCTTACATTGAAAAATATGTAGGAATAGATATGGAAGGAACATATAGAGATAGTGATGAAATGGGATCAATGATATTCACAAGGACATTGGAAGATTGGGCAAGATTTGATATAAATAACAGAACAAGGTATGATGCGACAATAAGCTCAGGACTAGCTGTAATGGCTATTCAAAAACACTTATATCAGCCTCAGAAAAAAGAGTCAAAAATAAGCATTAACTTTGCAAGGTATAATAACAAGGGAAGAACAAGCGAATTAATAAGATAGATGAAAGACGTTAAGATAAATATATCCTCAGCAGGATTTCCAAATCAGTTTGTATCTGATGCGGAAAAAGCAACCGATCAATATGGATTACAAATCGGTCAAGCCATTCAGTATGAGTGGTTTAGAAAAGATGGAAACCAATGTAGATTTTACAATCAGTTTGCAAACTTTAATAGGCTAAGGTTGTATGCTAGGGGTGAACAGTCAATAGCTAAATATAAAAATGAAATAGCTGTTGATGGTGACTTATCTTATTTGAATCTTGATTGGACTCCCGTCCCTATACTCCCTAAGTTTGTAGATATAGTTGTTAATGGTATGTCAGATAGACTATTTAAAGTTAATGCCTACGCACAAGATGCTGTGTCTCAAGCTAAAAGAAGTAAGTATCAGGAGATGGTAGAATCTCAAATGAATGCTAGAGATCTACTAAGCCTAGTTAAAGAGGAGTCAGGAGTAGATCCTTTTATTATGCCTGAAGAAGAACTACCAAAAACAGATGAGGAGCTTAGTTTATTTATGCAGGTTAATTATAAACCTGCAATAGAGATAGCTGAAGAAGAAGCTATTGATACTTTGCTTGAAGCCAATCACTATCAAGACCTAAGAAAAAGATGTGACTATGACCAAATGGTATTAGGTGTATCTATGGCAAAGCATGAGTTCTTACCGGGAGCAGGAGTTAAAGTATCTTATGTAGATCCGGCCAATGTAGTATATAGCTATACCGAGGACCCTCACTTTAAAGATTGTTTCTATTGGGGTGAGATTAAAACACTTCCTATAACAGAGCTTTTAAAAATTGATCAAGATCTAACTAATGAGGATTTAGAAGAAATAAGTAAGTATAGTCAAAATTGGTATAATTATTATAATGTTGCTCAGTTTTATGAGAATAGTTTATTCTATAAAGACACCTGTACTTTATTATATTTTAATTACAAAACTACTCAGAAGACTGTATATAAGAAGAAATACTTTGAAGGAGGAGGAAGCAAAGTAATTGAGAAAGACGATAGTTTCAACCCACCTGCAGAAATGATGGAAGAGGGTAGGTTTGAAAAGATAGAGAAAACTATTGATGTGTGGTATGAAGGAGTAATGGTGATGGGAACTAATATATTATTAAAGTGGGAGCTTTCAAAGAATATGGTTCGTCCTAAGTCTGCAACTCAACACGCTCTACCCAATTACATTGCTGTAGCACCAAGAATGTATAAAGGAAATATTGAGTCGCTTGTAAGAAGAATGATTCCGTTTGCTGACTTGATTCAAATAACACATTTAAAAATTCAACAAGTATTATCAAGAGTAGTACCTGATGGTGTATTTATAGATGCTGATGGATTAAATGAAGTAGATCTTGGAACAGGTAATGCTTACAATCCTGAAGATGCATTAAGATTGTATTTCCAAACAGGTAGTGTTATTGGTAGAAGTTATACTCAAGATGGTGAGTTTAATAATGCAAGAGTTCCTATTCAAGAATTAAACAGTAACTCAGGAGCAGGTAAATTAAATATGTTGGTTAATAACTACAACCATTATTTAAATATGATTAGAGATGTGACAGGACTTAATGAAGCAAGAGATGGTTCATCACCTAATCCTAATTCATTAGTTGGTTTACAAAAACTTGCAGCTTTAAGTTCTAATACAGCAACAAGACATATCCTAAACAGCAGCTTATATATGATGAGAACTTTAGCTGAAGGACTTACATATAGAGTAGCAGATATATTAGAGTATGCCGACTTTGCTGATGAGTTTGCAAATCAAATAGGCAAGTACAATGTAGCGAGACTTGAAGATATAAAAGATCTTTACATATATGACTTTGGTATTTTTATAGAGGTTAGCCCTGATGAAGAAGAGAAAGCTATGCTTGAGCAAAACATTCAGATGGCATTGTCTCAAAAAGATATTAACCTTGAGGATGCTATTGACATTAGAGAAGTTAAAAACATAAAACTTGCTACTCAACTATTAAAGGTTAAAAGAAAGCAGAAGCAAGAGCACGATGACTTTATGGCTATGCAGGCACAGCAGATGCAAGCACAACAACAAATGCAAGTGCAGCAAATGGCTGCTCAAGCTGCACAAGAAAAGATTCAGGCTGAAACACAATCTAAGATTCAAATAAAAGAAGCTGAAATACAGTTTGAGGTACAGAAGATGCAAGCTGAAGCACAACTTAAACGTGAGTTAATGGCTGAAGAGTTTGCTTACAATCAAGAGCTAAGGGGAATGAGTGAAGCTGCCTTACAGGAAAGAGAAACACAAAGAGAGGTGGCTAAGTCTGACAGGATAACACAACAGAACAATCAACAGTCTAAATTGATCAATCAAAGGAAGAATAATTTACCTCCTCAAACCTTTGAATCTAATGAAGATAGTTTAGATGGATTTGACCTTGCAGAATTTTCTCCAAGGTAGCTTAATTAAGTTGTGTTTTTTTTGTTTAACTTTGTAGTAAAATTTAATTAAATGGAAATAAAAGTAAAAGCAATAGAAGGGAGTGGCGAAAAAAGCACTCAAGAAGTAGAAAAAGAATTACTTGAAAAGCACGAAGAACAACTTGAAGATTCTTCAGTTGAAGTGCAAGAAAAAACGGAAACTCCTGTAGAGGAAGTTCCACAAGTTGAATCGAAAGAGGAAACAAAAGAAGAAGCATCCTTAACGGATGATGACGTTCTTTCATATATTGAGAATAGGTACGGAAAGAAAATCAATTCATTTGATGAGTTGATGACAGAGCGTGAGACATCAGAAGAATTACCTGAAGATGTAGCCGCTTACTTTAAGTACAAAAAAGATACAGGTCGTGGCATTGAAGATTATGTTAAGTTACAACGAGACTTTGATTCAATGGAAAGCGACCATTTGTTAGCTGAATACTATATGGCTACAGAAGAAGGTTTAGACCGAGAAGATGTAGAAGATATGGTAGATGATTTTTCGTATGACGAAGACATTGATGACGAGAAGGACATCAAAAAAATGAAGCTAGCAAAGAAAAAAGAAATTGCAAAGGCTAAGAAGTTTTTCAATGAGCGGAAGGAAATGTATAAACAACCCCTTGAGTCAAGTACGGTTGGAATGTCTGATGAAGCCAAGAAACAACTAGAAGAGTACAAGCAATATGTAGACAATGCAAAGTCGTATGAAGAGGAGAACAAGCGTAAGAGCGAGTGGTTCGTAAAGAAGACAGATGAAGTGTTTGACAATGAGTTCAAAGGTTTTGAGTTCAAGTTAGATGACCGAAGCGTTACTTACTCTCCTGCAGATGCAGCAGAACTGAAGAAGGCACAGATGACTCCAATGAATTTTGTAAATAAATACTTGGATGAAAATGGATTAATGAAGGATGCAGCAGGATACCACCGGGCATTATCTATAGCTATGAACCCTGAGAGGTTTGCTAAGTTCTTTTATGAGCAAGGTAAATCAGAAGCGGTAGACGGAGTGATGCGTAAACAAAAGAATGTCAACATGACAACACGTAAAGCACCTGAGACTGTTAATAAAGGGGGATTACAAATTAAAGCTATGAATCCTGATTCAGGACGAGGGCTTAAAATTAGAAGTATAAAAAGAAAATAAAAACAATTTAAAAATTAAAAAAAATGGCAGTTTTAGCAACACCGGGATTTGACTTACAACCAAGTGCACAACAGGTCCCAACATCAACAAACTACATTACCGATTTTGATTTCTTGAATCAGTATCTACCTGATACTTATGAAAAAGAATTTGAAAGATATGGTAATAGAACAATCGCATCTTTCCTTAGAATGGTAGGGGCAGAGATGCCCACAAACTCAGACCAAATAAAATGGGCGGAGCAAGGAAGATTACATATAAAGTACACTAAAGTAGGATCAGCAGCTCTTGCAACAGCAACTACAGCAACATTACAAATAAATGATGATCCTGTCCCTGCAGGTTTAGCAGCACCACAAGGTAGCACAGCAGGAACTCCTTTCAACGCTAGTCATGGTATTGCACTCAGAGTTGGACAAACAATTATGTTGGTTCCAAATGCAGGGGGTGCAAGTAACAAAGCTGTAATCACTGCAGTAAACACAACTCTTACTCAATGTACAGTAGCATTTTATGACAATGGTGGTTTAGCAGTAGCAGGTACAGGTGTAGGTAACTCAGACTATACTCTCTTTGTTTATGGTTCTGAATTTAAGAAAGGAACAGCAGGAATGTCAGGAAGCCTTGAGGGTGATGACTTTATCTTTGCTAACAATCCTATCATTATCAAAGATACTTATAAAGTATCAGGTTCTGATATGGCTCAAATCGGATGGATTGAAATTTCAACTGAAGACGGAGGTACAGGATACCTTTGGTATTTAAAGTCTGAACATGAGACAAGACTACGTTTTGAGGATTACCTAGAAACAGCAATGATTGAAGCAGTTCCTGCAACTACAGCAGCAGGTGGATCAGGAGCGGCAACAGCAGGCTTCATGGGATCTGAAGGTATCTTCTACGTTGTAGAGAATAGAGGAAATGTATGGGGTGGAGGAAACCCTGTAGCATTAGCTGACTTTGATGCAGTTATCCAAAGATTAGACAAGCAAGGTTCTATTGAAGAAAATGTTATCTTCTTGAATCGTCAGTTTAGTTTTGATATGGATGATATGTTAGCAGCTCAAAACTCTTACGGAGCAGGTGGTACGTCTTACGGACTATTTGATAACGATGAGGAGATGGCTCTTAACTTAGGATTCTCAGGATTCAGAAGAGGATATGACTTCTACAAAACAGATTGGAAATACTTAAATGATCCAACAATGAGAGGTGGTATTTCAGGAGCAGGCGTAGGAATCAATGGACTATTAGTTCCTGCAGGTTCAACTTCTGTTTACGATCAAATCCTTGGAAAGAATGCAAAACGTCCTTTCTTACACGTACGTTACAGAGCTTCTGAAACAGAAGACAGACGATACAAATCTTGGGTTACAGGTTCAGCAGGAGGAGCAAGAACTTCTGACGATGACTTTATGCAAGTAAACTTCTTATCTGAAAGAGCAGTTTGTACGCTTGGAGCGAACAACTTCTTCTTATTCAAAGACTAAGAACACATATAAGGGGAGGGTTAGTTCCCTCCCTTTTTTTATTATAAATTTTAAATCAAATCAAATGAAAACAAAAAAACAAGCACCTACTGTAAAGCAGTATAGGTTAAAGCAAAACTCAGCTCCTTTATCTTATTTACTTCCTACAAGACATACAAGGAGAGCACCATTACTTTATTTCGATAAAGACAAAAACATAAACAGACCTTTAAGATATTCATCTAATCAGAAGAGTCCTTTCGAGGATGAGCAGGATGGAAACTTTATAATTGAGCCAATCATTTTTGAAGATGGTTTTTTAACAGTTCCTGCAAACAATCCTGTTCTTCAACAATTCTTATACTATCATCCGCAAAGAGATATTGTATTTGAGGAGGTTGACAAAGAAAGAGATGCTAAAGAAGTGGTGGAAGAATTAAATGCAGAAGTAGATGCTTTAATTAAAGCAAGACAACTTACCATAGAGCAATTAGAAAATGTATCACGTATCTTGTTTAATGTTGACGTATCTAAAGTTTCAACAGCAGAATTAAAAAGAGATGTGCTTATATATGCACGTAATGAACCTGAAAACTTTTTAGATGTTTTATCTGATCCTGAGTTAGATCTTCAAGCTAAGGTAGCCATGTTCTTTGAAAAAGGACTACTTGGATTTAGAAATAAAAACAAAGATGTATATTTTTATACGCCATCTAATAAAAAGAGAATGCTAACAATTCCTTATAACGAAGATCCTTACTATGTAGTTACTTCATACTTACAAAGTGATGATGGTATTGATGCATTAAAGATGCTTGAAAGCCATCTAGAAGACTAGATTTTTTTACGTATCTTTGTGTTGAGAATATTCTCATAACACCATTTAAATTTTTAATAATGGCTAAATATTTATCATTTACTACAGACGTAGGAACAGAATTAGTAAACGCAGGAGCAATCTCTTTTGTTGTGCTTCAAAGTGCAACTGAGGTTAGAATGTATGAGCTTACAGGAAACAAGCACTTTAAATTAACAGTAGTTACAGGAACTCAAGCTTTTGTTGATTCAATCAATGCGGCTTTACAACAAGCTGCTGAGACTTCATGGCAAAACTCCGTTATCGCTGTAACAAATACAGGGGTAGCAAGTATCACAAGTGTTACTGTAGTTTAATTCCAATTTATTAAAACTTATAAAAGAGAGGATGTAAAAAAATGCATCCTCTTTTTTTTTCTTTATCTTTGTAAAAAGATCACAAATGATAAACTCGATCAGAAACACTGTACTATCCATTATAAATAAAAATAACTATGGATATATTTCTCCTTCGGACTTTAATCTATTTGCTAAACAAGCACAGCTAGATTTGTTTGAAGATTATTTTTACACATACAATTTTCAAATCAATAAAGAAAACGCAAGAAGATCAGGAACAGGTTATGCTGACATAAAGAAAGGATTGGCAGAAGTAATTGAATTTTTTTCGGTTAGTGCTGACCTATCACAAAACTTAGGAAATACTTTTATTGTACCGACAGCAGCTACTACAGGTAGTGATTACTATCTTATCAACAAAGTATTGTTTAATACCGGAGTGGCAGGAACACCTTTAAGAGAAATGGAGAAGGTAAACCATACTAAAATAACCATGCTTAACAATTCTTTACTTACAGCACCTAACGAAACTTTTCCTGCATATACTTTAGAGGGAGATCTTATTACTGCATATCCTGCCACTATAGATGGTAGCGGGACTCAAAAGGTTAACTGTCAATACTTTAGGTACCCTAAAGATCCTAAGTGGACCTATGTAGTTCTTGCAAGCGGAACACCTGTATTTGATTCTACACAACCTGACTTTCAAGATTTTGAATTACCTTTATCTGACGAGCCATACTTGGTAGCAAAGATATTAGAATACGCAGGTATATCTATAAGAGAAACTGAAGTTTATCAATTTGGTAAAACAGAAGAAACACAAAACATTCAAGAAGAAAGTAGATAACAATGGCATATTTAACTCAGTATCAATACTATGAAAATGCAGGAGTAGCTCCTACAAATACTAATTGGGGTTCATACCAATACATTAGTTTAGAAGATGTTGTTAACAACTTTATGTTAATGTATAGTGGCAACCACGAACTAATAAACAACGAAGAAAGATATAAGATTTTATTCCATGCTAAAAGAGCAATACAAGAATTAAACTATGATGCTTTTAAAGAAATTAAAACATTAGAGCTTACAGTATGTGATTTAGTAAGGTTTGTTCTTCCTTCAGATTATGTTAATTGGGTAAGAATATCTTTATATAAAGATGGTGTTCTAAGACCAATGACAGAAAACATTCAAATAAATGGAGCAAAAGCATACCTACAAGACAATGATTGTAATATATTGTTTGATGTAAATGGCAATGCACTATCTCCTCAATATTCAGAGCTTGACTTTGATAGAATAACAGGATCAAAGAAAAGTATCTATCTTAACAAGTTAAGTCCTTATGACGGAAGAGAAGGTTATTGCTGTGATGGTAATTGGTATTTTGATTACAATATCGGTGCTAGATATGGATTGAATACTGAGACCGCTAACAATAATCCTACATTTAGAATTGACAACAAAGCAGGAGTTATTAACTTTAGTTCGGAAATGTCAGGAGAAACTTGTATATTGGAATATGTTTCTGATGGTATGGAAGGTGGAGTAGATGCAAACATTACAGTCAACAAATTGTTTGAAGATTTTATTTATGCTTATATTCAATATGCTATTTTAAATAGTAAGGTTGGGGCACAAGAGTATATAGTGCGTAGAGCACAGAAAAACAAATCAGCTTTACTGCGTAATGCTAAAATCAGAATCAGTAATATACATCCGGGTAGACTCTTAATGAATCTACGAGGAAGAGATAAATGGATAAAGTAATATGCCTAATTTAAAAAGGAATTTTATAAAAGGTAGAATGAACAAGGCTGTCGATGAGAGGCTTGTGCGTGATGGCGAATACATTGATGCAATGAATGTTCGTCTTGGATCTACTGAGGAGACAGAGATTGGTTCAGTAGAAAACTCAAAAGGAAATTTACTTGCTACACCTGCTCTTATATCTTTTAATGGCCATGAGCTTAGTACATCAGCAAGATGTATAGGGGCTTATGAGGATGGTGTAAATGAAACTTTATATTGGTTTGTAACTGATTCTGACTTTAACACATCAGGAGCGTCTACAGGTAAGTTAGATTTAATTCTTTCTTTCAACATACAAACAAATGTTGTTACCTATCATGTGATAAGTATTAATGATGGAGGCGGAGTGAACACAACATTAAACTTTAATTCAAAGTATCTTATTACAGGAGTAGATTTAATAGATGATATGTTATTTTTTACGGATGACCTAAATCCTCCTAGAAAAATAAATGTTACTAAAAGCTATCCTACACCTACCCCCTCAGGGCCAACAGGAATAGATGATCCTACTTTAGCTGAAGACATATTGGTTATCAAAGCACCACCTGTAGCTTCTCCTACTTTTACTTTGTTTAATTCAGGATCTCAAGATAATTTTTTAGAGAGAAGATTTATTTGCTTTGCATATAGATATAGATATGAAGACAATGAATATAGTGCTACCTCACAATTTTCAGATGTGGCTTTTTCAAGTAGAGCTTTTGGATTATCTTTTTCTAACTTTCTTAATTTAGGTATGTTAAATCTTTTTAACACAGCAACCGTTACTTACAACACAGGAGGTCCGTTGGTTAAAGGAATTGATTTACTATTTAAAGAAGCAGATAACACAACCATTCGTGTTATTGAAAAGATTGAGAAGTTTGAGAATGGGACTCAAGTAATATCTGATAATATTGATAGAACATTTGAGTTTGATAACAGTCGTATATATACAGTATTACCTTCATCAGAGATATTAAGATTATATGATAACGTGCCTAGATTTGCAAAAGCACAAAGTATAATGGGTAATCGTTTGATGTATGGAAATTATATAGATGGATATAATTTAATAGACAAGAACGGAAATGATTTGCGACTTGATTATCTTACAGAGCTTCACACCGAAGCCATAGACTTTGTATCTATTCCAAATACAAGTGTAACATTATCTACTCAAGCATATCCTTTTGGAACACCATCAGGGAATAATGTAGCGACTTTAGATTTATCAGGGTTAGCCTTAACAGAGGGAACTGTATTCAGTTTTTCCTTGGAGTTTACTCATGATAGTTTTGTAGGAACTTCTCTTGGGGCACAAACTACAAATAAAGAAATTTCATTTGCATTTACTTTACAGCAAAACTATACTTCAGTACAAGCAATGATAAACAGTGTTGAATTTAAAAATGCTATAGGCGTAACAGGGGATGTCCTTACTCCTATAAGTAATGCTTGTAATGGAACTTCTTTTACTGATAATATGAGGTGTGTTTTGCCAAGCACTTTAACAACATATTCTAAAAGCACCACAGGATTAACAGGGTTTAGTATAACAACTCCGGAAGGAATGTGGCAAGTAGGAGCATCAGGATCCAATAATTTTGTAGTAAAATTACTAGCTGCAAACTTTGTGGACTCTGCAGGTTTAACAACAATAGAGCTTTATAAAATACTCACTGTTAATGCTTCTTGGAATGATACCACAAATGCTAGAAGCCTACATAGCGATAGAGACTATGAGGTGGGCATTGTATATATGGATGAATTTAACAGAGCTACTACTGCATTAGTAAGTGATAACACAAATACTGTTCATGTTCCTTGTGATAATTCAGATTTACAAAATCAAATAAAGGTTACTCTTGATCCTACTATGCTTGCTCCTGCGTGGGCAAAGAGATATAAGTGGGTATTAAAACAAGACAAAGATACTTATGAAACTATTTTTTCTGCATTTTTTGTGAAAGATCCAAATAGTAATTATGTATGGTTTTTAGTTGAAGGAGAGAACGCAAACAAAGTTGCTGTTGGAGATAAATTAAAAGTAAAAACAGATAGCAATGGAGCTGTTAATACTTGTGTGTTTACAACCGTATTAGATAAACAAGCACAGCCTGAAAACTTTTTATCACCATCAGGTACTACACCACCTTCACCTTTATCTACTGCAGGGGTGTATGTTAAGATGAATCCTAATAATTTTAGTGCAGTATTTGATTCTAATTCAATTATTGATTTAGGGCTAAACACCTCAACAGCTACGTCTAGCGGTCAAGAGCCTTCAATGTTATACGTAGTAAATCAGCTTGATGCTGCCGGAACTAATTATGTTGATTTTGATATACCTGCAGGCAGTAAGATAGAGGTGGATATTGAGTTTATTAGAAATGGAACAGGTAACTCTTGTGGTAAAGACAGTTACTATTTCAATAAAACATTTGTTGCAGGCAATACCTATGCCAATATGTATGATTGGTGGATTGGAGACAATGTAGATGTAACTACAGGGGTGTGTGATTTTGATCCTAACTCTGAAACTTGTAATGATAATTTATTTGACAGCACGAATCCCGGTCCGTCAGGAGGAGGTGTTCCTTCTGTTACTCTTGTTCCTCAAAATTCAAAAAATAAATATCAATTTTATAGATTAAACACAAACAATGTTTTATATCTAGGGCTTACAAGTGGGACTCCTGCTTGTGGAGCAATAAACAACGATAAGCATTCTATTATAAATTGTCATATAAAAGTATTTAGAAACGAAAACGTATTTGTATTTGAGACTGAGGCTAAGGATACTTCACCTGATATATTCTATGAAGGAGCATTGTCGTATCCTATTGATGCTAATGGCTTTCATATAACAGAAACAAACCCTAATGAACCTAACAATATAAATCAAACTGCATCTCAAGCAGGAGAAGTTTTCTTAGACTTCTTTAACTGTTTTGCTTTTGGTAATGGAGTTGAGAGCTATAAGATTGAAGATTCGCTTATAGGTAAATCATTTGCTCTTGGTAATAGAGTTACTGCAGTAGCAGCACAAGACTATAAAGAAGCTGATAGATTTGCAGACATTACATATAGTGGTATAGTAAACGATGTAAGTAATGTAAATAAACTTAATGAGTTTAATCTTGGTTTAGCTAACTATAAGGCTTTAGAAGATACGTATGGATCAATAGAAATATTGCACGCAAGGAAAACGGACTTGCTTGTTTTACAAGAAGATAGAATATCTTTTGTACAAGTAGGAAAGAACTTGCTAAGTGATGCAGTAGGAGGTGGAGCAGTAACCTCAGTACCTGAAGTGTTAGGTCAGCAAATAGCAAGACCTGAAGAGTATGGTATAAGCCATAACCCTGAGAGCTTTGCAGTGTATGGATACGATAAATACTTTACTGATGCCAAGCGTGGAGCAGTATTACAGTTAAGAGGAACATCAGGACCTAATGAAAACTTAATTGTAATATCTGAAGCAGGTATGCGAAGTTGGTTTAGAGACCTGTTCAATACTTCTTTTAATACACAAAAGTTAGGAGGATACGATCCTTACATGAATGAGTTTGTATTATCATCTAATAATACACTTCTACCTACAGTTGAAGAGTGTGTTCCTTGTGGAAAAGAAAAACAAATATTTGTTCAAGTAGGTGCACCATATACTTTTTGTATAGATGTTTCAGGTAATGTAGGTGATGTGGCATTAGCATATAATATTGTCGGAGTGGCAGATATATCTGTGACATACAATTCAGCAGCCTCATCAACAGGAGAAGTTTCAGGGTCAGGAACGCTTACTTTTTCTAAAGACGTTGTGAATGTAAATACTGCAAGTATAACAATTACAGCAGCAGAAGAAAACGCCTCTATATCATTAACAATTCCTTGCCCTACTATAAAAGAAATGGAGATAGTGAGAATAGTTCTTACATCAAATGTAAATGCTAATGAGTCTATTCACAATCAATTTAGATATACAGCAGGGACATATACATCTAGGACTACTTCTTCAGGTATGATTTTTAAATCAGGATCGGCCACGCCAATAGTTAGCGAGTACACAAGATTAAAAGGAAGCCAAGGAGATGGGATTATTCCTACTGATAGAAGCACAGTTACTATGATTAGTAGTAAGCAAGGATTTGATAATTTTGTGTTTGATACTAATAATAGCAAGTTTAGATTTTTAAGAAGCAATACTTTATATGATGGAGGCTCTTTAGCTGATATGACTACTATGATTGCTGCATCTACTCAAGCATTGCCACTTGTTAGCACAAGAGCACCTCAACAATACTCTGCTGACTTTACAATGCCTGCAGGTACAGAAACATATTTATATCTTATATATGACTATAGAGATATTTACCAATGGGGATTATGCTTTGATGCATCAGTGGTATTGGATGTGTGCTGTAACTGTACACATAATTGGTATCTAGTTAGAAATTCAGCCGATGCTGAAGAAGAATACTTTGCACAATCAGCAGTAGCATTAGTTATTGGAACACATTATAAATTAAGAGGACTAGGAGATAGATGTTTTGAAGTAATTAGCACAACAACTACTCGTCCAACACAAACAATAGATGTAGCTTGTACACCATAAAAAAATAAAGAATGGCAGCTTTTGGAACATATTATATTGATGCACCAACCCTAGAGGGAGCAACCGCAGTATATACAGATGCAGCACTAACAGTATGTGCTACAGATGGAGTATATTCAGATGGTATTATATATCGTCAACAAACCTCTTGCTCATTGGGGGCACCGCTAACTTGCCCAAGTTGTGTGGGTGCTTGTACAACTCCTATCGCAGGAACAGGAGCACAAGGTGTTTACAATGTGGCTTTCAATGTAGGTACAGGAACGGGAGCAGTGATCATAACTTTCACTCCTACAGGAGCAGCAGTCCCTAGTGCATTACAAGCTACATTTGATGGAGCAATATACAATGCTTTTAGTACAGCAAACTTTGGATATAAAGCAGGCACTGCAGGACTGCCTACGTTTGTAGGTGATACAGCAGCAGACTGTGGTATTGTAGCAGGAAGTCCCTATACGTTAACTGAATATAGTTATTCAGGTGGTGTCTTTTCAGCTACAGGAAGCACTGTTGTTAAGACAGTAGTTGCAGGTCAGATGCAAATGACAGTAGGCGTTCCGGGAGCTTGTGTAATGGTAGTGCCTAAAACAAGTCTTACTGCAAACTTAGACATTGAGATAACATCTCCATGTGGTACGCCACCTGCTTGGTCTATAGCAGCTACTTGCCCTACAGCACTAACAGGCTTCTCATCTACTACAGATGTGTCAGCTACTTCAGTTGCTGCTTGTGCCTTGGCTACACCAACAACTTATTATAATGCTCCTGTAACAGGAACGGCAGGTAATCCAAACTTATATGATTGGATATTTACAGATGTTAACGGACAGTTTCCTTTAGCATCATTTAAAGGTGCAGGATACTATCATTGGGATGATGGTAGTGCTGCAGGCAGATGGATACAAATAGATAGCAATAGTGTTGTAATAAGCACAGGAGCTTGTTAAATTAAAATATAATGGCAAAAAAAGGAAGAACAAAAAACAATAACAAGATATGTCCTGCAGGGATAGCATGGGCAAAAAGAACTTTTGATAGATACCCGTCAGCATATGCAAATATGGCTGCGAGTAAATATTGTAAAGACCCTAATTACGCAAAAAAAGATAAACAATAAAACAAAAAAAATGGATAAGAAAAAACTACAAAAAATTTCAAGTGAATTGAAAAAAGCGTCTGCTATGCATAAAGGTCAAGCAGCAAAGATTGATAAAATGCTAAAGAGCATGAAGCCAACTAAAAAAACTAAACGTGGGTGAGTTAAAAAAATGGAGAGATGAGAAGTGGGTTCGTATAGGAACTGATGGTTCAATACTTGGAGCGTGTGGCACAAGTAAGGATAAAAAAAATCCTGACAGATGCTTACCTTTGAATAAAGCAAAGAGCATGAGCAAGTCTGAAAGGGCAGCGACAGCTAAAAAGAAAAAAAGATTTGGTAGAAAAAAACAGTTTGTGGCTAATACCAAAGCAGGTAAAGTAACAAGAGGATGAAAGCAGATAAATCTAAGATGGCTTGTAATAAAGTTAGACCATCATACAAGCGAGGAAAGAAGAAGATGGTTAAAGCCTGTGAAGGTGGCAAAGAGAAACTTATTCACTTTGGTGCTAAGGGTTATGGACACAACTATTCATCTGCTGCAAGAAAAAGTTTTAGGGCACGACATAAATGTGGTACAGCTAAGTCAAAGCTAACTGCAAGGTATTGGGCGTGTAAACATTTATGGGCAGGCAAAGGCGGCTCAACAAAGAGTTCTCCATCAACAAGACGAGGTAAATATTAAGATATGTCACAAGAATATACATTAACATACAGCGAGAGTGCAGGAGGGTTTCCTTCTTTTTATTCATACATTCCTGATAAGATCATAGGAATGAATAACTATCTATATACTTTTAAGCAAGGTAATTTATATAGACATAATGTTAATGCAGCTAGAAACACATACTACGGAACATACGTTGCTTCTTCAATTACTTCTGTGTTTAATGCAAAGCCATTGGAGAATAAGTTATTTAAAACAATTAACCTTGAATCAGATGATGCTTGGAAAACTGCGTTAAGCACTGATATTCAGAGTGGTGCAAATATAGATAGTACATTCTTTGAAAAGAAAGAAGGCTCATGGTATGCATATATTAGAAATGTATCATCACCTTATGCAGCTCCTGCGGCAGCTAGTGAGTATGATCTGCGTTCACTTAATGGTATAGGAAATAGTAGTAATATTCAGGCAGGTGTTCCTGCGGCAGGATCAGCTACTATCTCATTTGCTCTTACCACAAACATCGGAAGCATTTTAAGTATAGGTGATTATTTTTATTATGCAGTCGGTGGAGGTACACCTGTATATGTTGGACAGGTTACCGCTATTAATATAAATTTAAGTGGTGGTATTAATGATGTGGTTATAAATACTTCATCAACAGGAGCTCAACCATTACCTGCAAACCCTGCTTTCTTTTTGTATATCAAAAACTTAGTAGCTGAGTCACATGGCGTATTAGGTCACTATTGTGAGTTTACTTTAACCAATGAAAGTACAACCGCTACAGAATTGTTTGCAGTAGAGACCGAGATAATGAAAAGTTATCCTTAAAATTTCTTATCTTTGTATGTAAATGCAATTAAATATAATACCACTCGAACATCATCATTATGATACAGTGCTTGAGAAGTGGTGGAAAGATTGGGGTTGGGTTCCGCCTAAGCGTGATTTTTTACCTAACGATGGCACAGGAGGAATGATGGTATTAGATGGAAAGATTCCTGTTTGTGCAGGGTTTATGTACGCCACCAATTCTAAAGTAGCTTGGGTGGATTGGATAATCTCAAACAAGGAGTATAAAGATAGAGTAAAAAGAAAAGAGGCTTTAATGTTATTAATAGATACCATAACAAATGTATGCAAGAACACAGGCTTCAAATATTCTTATGCTCTAATTAAACACAAAGCATTAATAAAAACATATGAGGAGTTGGGATATACGCAAGGGGATGAGTACAATTCAGAAATGATAAAAGCATTATAATATGGCAGCAGTAACAACAGCAGTGATAGGAGGGGTAACGGCAGGAGCAGGAATCATTCAAGGTTTTCAACAAAACAAATTAGCCAAACAAGCAGCCGTTGCTGCTGAGAAGTCAATGGCTGAAGCAAAAAAGAACATTGGTATTATTGAGAGTGAGGCTCGTACCATTCCTACTTTAGCTACAGAAAATTTACGTAGACGTTCCGACTTACAATCGGAAGCAATATTGTCAGCAGCACAAGCAGCCGATCCAAGAGGTCTTGCTGCAGTAGCAGGACAACTTGCTCAAGCTCAAACTGAAAGAGAAGCTAATATAGCAGCTAAAGAAGAACAGCAACTACTTGATATTGAGAAGGATGTGATAGCTGAAAAGAAAGCTAGAAACCTACAATTAGCTGATATTGATTTAGCTGAGTCGGCTAGACAAAGACAAGAGCAGATGGCAGCAAGAGAAGCGGCTATGAGTGCTTTCCAAGGTGCTTTAGGATCAGTAGCAGGAACAGTTGGTGCGATAGGTGATATTAAGAATCAAGAAGCTCTTGGAACGATTGAATCGTTTAAAGCTCAAACAGATAGAATAAAAGCAAATCCTTTATATGCTGTAACAAACGAAAGTATAAAACTTCCCTACGAATAAATAATATTTTATAATGGCAAAGACAGACAATACAAATCCTAGAAGCTACAAAAGAACAGTAGATTGGGGTGCTATAGGTAAGCAGTTTACTGATGCTATCGTAGATACAAAGACCAAGCAAACTGAGACAGCAAAGAAAGGCTTTGAGGCACAGAAAGAACGTGCTAAGGTAAAAAGGGAAAGAGCAGAAAGAAAAGAAGTTTTTAAGGATGAAGCCATAGAGTTTGCAAGACTTCAACGTGCTAATCAGCGTGCCATTCAAACCAATACTAAAAGTAGGAATGATATTACCTTGGCAGTTACTAGTCAAGGTGTTGATAAGTACAATGAATTGTTTCAAGGATTTAAGTCAGGAAAAATAAGTGAAAGAGAGTTCCTGCGTTCACGACAAAACCTAAAGGATGGGTTTAGTAATTATTTTAGAATAGCTAAAGAATATAATGACATGAAAGCTAATGCTGAAAAGTCAATAGCAGAAGGAGGATCTAAAACAATTACAGATTTTATGTTAGGTCAGCTTGAGTCATTGCAGAATACTGAGGAGCTAGAAGTATCATTCACTGACAAAGGACAATGGAATGTAAGTTATTTAGATGGAGTTACTCAAACAAAGCAAGAAATGCCTATCGAAACATTTGGTGTTATAGGTAGAGTTAACTACAGTGGTTTTGATGAGGAGACAGCAGCTAAAGAAATAGATGATACTATAGGTACGTTTACTAATCAATATGGAAATGTAATAAAAATTGATCCTAGAGACAGACCTGACTATGAGAATTTGATAGATAAAAAACTAAATGTAGCACTAGGCAATGCAGGTCAGCTAGCATCATATCTTTTAGATAATATTGATGTAGATGAAAATGGTGAACCGTTTGAATTAACTTTTGATCCTAAAGTAGCTGCCACTAATAAAAACTACATCTTAGTAACTATAAGTAACAATGATAGTGTCCCTACTTTTCAAGTTTCTGATGAAGCAAAAGAGTATGCTAAACAAAAATTAAAAGAACAAGTTGAAGGTCGCTTTGATATTTCTAAAAAAGTAACTAGAAACAGAGGCGGTGGCAGCAGTAGAGGCGGCGGCGGCGGTGGTGGCACTACATCGAAACCTACTTTTGTTCCCTTGAGTAGTGATAGGGAGTTGTTTACAAAACTTATAGCATATGAAGATAAAATAGGTGGGGGCGAAGGAAGGTCTAGACTTGAGATTGCAACAGGTGCTATAAGGGAGAAAAGGTTCCCCATGGAAGAGAGGGATGAAGTAAAAGCTCTTTTAGGTGGAGAGTTTGATAGTGAAGGAAACCTATCTGTAAAAGGTGATAAATATTATCGCCCTGCAGTGGTAAGATATTTAGCAAACACAGGGTTTTTGCCACCGGGTACTGAACTAATAACTGAAGAGAAAGATGGCGTTTTAAAAATAAACCGAGAGGCATTACAAAAAGCAGATCAATACATAGAGGGTGTGACTACAGGTACAATAACTCCTCCTTCAGGCTCAAACTCAGGGACAGGATCTAAATATAAAATTGAAGGAAAACCATGAACGAAGAAGCAATAAGAGACGGGTATAACTATTTTGTTAGTACAGGATACAATGGGACTTATGATGATTATGTTGCCTTGATTAATGGAAATGAAAACGCACTCAATGATACCTATTTACACTTTACATCTACAGGTTATAACGGGGGTATAGATGACTTTAAAACTTTAATGGGTGTTGGAACTAAGATACAGGAGAAAGTAGAAGTTCAACCTAAAACCCCTATAACTAAAGGAGTAAAAGGAGTTGCTTCTGAAATATTAAATATTAAAAAAAAAGAAGATACGGAATCAGCATCAGAGGATGGTTCATTGGTATCACCAAAAGCTACTACAGTTGAGGAATTTAAAGAGATGTATATGGGTAAAAGTGACCCCATAACAGTAGAGCAGGCAAGTAAAAAAATAGATTTTAATTCTCTTAAAACTGAAGAAGAACGAGTAACCTATTCCAATATGGATGAGGAAACTAAACGTACATACAATAATTTATCGGATGAAATAAATAGACTTCAAACAAAACTAGATGATCAACTTAAACAACCATCTAATCCTTTTCAAGAGCAGTCTATTGCTAATACTAAAAATCAATTATCTTTTAATAAAAAAACAAGAGAATTATTATATAATCAGAATAAACCTGTTGATCCCATACTTGGACCCCAAGATGATGTGAATTGGTTTAGTGAAAGTGTAGAAAAAATAGTTAATCCAAGACTGATAGCAGGTGAAGGAGCATTATCAGGAGGGATAGAAGAAACTGTAGTCAATCAATTAAATTATACTTTTGGTGATTATGGTTTTAAATTTGAAGAGGCAGATTACTTGGGCGATGGGATGAATGTATATACTGCTACAGGTGAAAAGCTCTATATTGATTTAGATAATTTTACAGATGCTAATAATAAAAAAGAATCTGAAAAACTTAAAAAGTTTTTATACGATAATAAAAGGTCTAGTGAACTTGCATATTCTATGGATAAAGGCCCTATAAGAAAAACCAAAAAGTATAGGGACGAGAAAGAACTGCAACGTGAGATGAAAATGTTTCAGTATAAAACAAATCAATTTCAAAAAGAAACTCAAGATTTTATAAATAAAAGAATATCTTTTGAAGAAAAAGTAAAAGAGTTTAACAAAAAGGCACAAAAAGAAGGGGCCACTGAAGAGAATATTTTATTGCAACAAGAAATTATTAAAGAGCAAGAAGAATTAACTGCAGAAGCAAAGTTGTTAGAAGAAAAAAATAATGATTTTGCAGGAAGAGGACAGGAGATAGATAAGCTCACAGCAGAATATTATAATGTTCTTGAAGATAGAGGAGGTTTCTTTGGAACTACAAACTCTATGTTTATGGAGGGAGTGGGAGAGATAGTAGCAGGAGCAGTGGAGACAGGAAGAATGCTACCTGAAATAATAGGTGATACATTAACTTTTATTTCAGGCAAAGCATTACAAGGAGTAGGATATGTAACAGGAGAGGACATTGAAATGAAGGATGTTAATATCATTCCTACTTCAGCACTTATAGACAACTATGATTACTATCTTTTAGAAGCAGCAAAAGAAAAAGGATACAAATCTATTGATGAACTTCCTCCAAATATTAAAAATGAAATAGATCGTGACCTTAGAGATAAAGCAATCAAGACACAGTTATATGGAAAGAAAGGTCAAAGCAATCCTTATTCTAAATATACCAATCAATTACTTAAAGACAGAAGCGGAGGTGTATTAGATAATATAAGAGATGGTTTTAGAACAGCGTTAGGAGAAACATCAACAAGACAATATGATGAAGACTTTCAAAACTCATGGCTTGGTCAAGTGTATGCCGGAACTATTAAATCTGTTCCTGCCATTTTATCTTTATTCTTAAATCCTGTATCAGCAGGAACTAAAGCAAGTACAATAGCAAAGAGAGCGTTGAACCCAAAAGAAAGTTGGGCATTGATATTTCAATCTCAAGATGCTATCAGTCAGCAAATGAATACTGCTGAGTTTGAAAACGTAAGTGAGACAGAGAAACTTGCAGTGTCAGTTCCTATTGCTCTAACTACTGCTACTCTAGAAAATATTGGGTTTCGTAACATGAGTAAGTTGAAAGGTTTTACCAATGGTATTCTAATGAGGGCTTTAGGTAGGACAGGAGGTAAGCAGGTAACAGCCAAAACATTTGAAGAGATAATTAAAAATGAAGTAAAAAGTTTAACAGCAAAAGGTCTTCTTACTATGGGTGCTATGGGAGCGGCTGAGTTTGAAACAGGACTTGCTCAAGAGTTTGCAGACGTTACAGTTAAACAAATTTACAATGCTGTTAAAGGATCTGAAATGTTTGAGACTCCTGAATCATTAGCTGAATACACTTTACAATTATTAAATAGTGGAGCTCAAGAGGCAGTAGGTGCACAGATTTTAGGTATGCCTAAAACTGTTTCTGTATTGGCAAGTAAAAATGATTTGAAAGCTGCTGACAATGCGACATGGAATTTGTTTACCAACCTAAATAACAAGCCTACATTTTTAGGTTTATTCAAAGAACATTTAGAGGTAGAGATTCGTAATAAAAGAATGAGTGCTGCAGAAGCTAAAAGAGTTTTTGAAACTTACAAAAACACTACGCAGGCTTATGAGCAAATACCTAAAGATATGTCACGTGAAGCTCAGAAAGAATCTGTTGATTTGATAATGAGAAGACAGGCTTTAGAAGAAAGTAAAAGAGATAAGAACCCTAATCTTGTTGTACCTATTGACAATGAGATACAGGCAATCGACAATAGGTTAAAAGAAATATCAGAACAGGATGCCATTCAAAAGCAAAGCACAGGAAAAGTGGATGCGAATCAACAAACCTCGGATGCACAAACAGTGGAGACAGGAGAATCCACAACAGAGTCTCAAAAACTTACCGGAGAGGAACTCCAAGATCAGGAAGCAGATGCAGTCCAAGAGGTAACTGAAGAAGAAGTTAAAAAAGAAATAAGTGGTATAGTAGCTGAAACAGCGTTGCCATTAAAATTAGAAACAGGGAAGCTAGGAACTGTATCCAAGAAAATGGATCAGGCTGAATTGATAAATGAAAAAGAAATTAATGAGGCGGCAGATGAACTGTATGACCTAATGGATGAGGTAAATAACAGACAAGATATATCCGAAAATTCTAGAAAAAAAATATTAAATGAAATAGAAAGTGAAATAAGAAAATTAGAAGCATATGAATTTGAAACAAAAACTGAGACTCGCACACTTACCAAAAAAGAAAAGGTTAAAGGTATTAGAAAAGTTGGAACAGATACAAAAAGGCAAAAAGTAATACCATCTACTTTAGGTAAATCTAAAGGCAAGACAGTCAGGTTTATTGGTAAGACACAGAAAGAAGTAGGAGGTAAAGGTGTATTGACAACAGAAACACGACCTGATGGTAAAGAAGTTTTCATAGTAGAATATCCATCCGGACAGAAGAGTGTGGTGAATGAAACAATGGAATCACCTGTAGTCAACAAAGATAAGAACGGAGATCCTGTAAGTGTAACCCTAACAGATAAAAGCGGTAATCAACTTACAGTGTTGGATGCTGACTATGCATTAGATGAAGCTATTATTCAAAGAGAAAATGCTCTTGGACCTATTGAAGAAAATGTATTTGAACAAGTATTAGAAGAGGTTGAAAGAGAAGTTACTGAACAACAAGAAGTTATAAAAGAAAAACAAGCAACACCTGAAGCTGTTGTTACGGAAGAAGTAGTGACTGAAGAAGCAGTAGAAAAAACTCCTGTTGCTAAAGAGACAATAGACGAAAGCCTTGAGTCTTTATTTGATGAGATAGTAGGTGAACCTAATACAACTGAAGATGCTCCAATTAAAAAACAAAAGACAGAGGTTGAAAGTGTTACTGTTAACAGATCAAGCGACAGACCTTTTAGTTCTCCTATTAAAAAAATTATTGGGCAGGCAAAACGTGCAGCAAAGTCAATAAAAAATATTGCTCCCAATGTAAAGATAATCTTACACGAATCAGAGGCTGACTACAGAAACTCTGTGCCGGGAGCACAAGATGGAGAAGCAGGTGCATTCAATGCAGGAACTAACACCATTCACATTAACCTTCCTAATGCTGCTGCAAGAACTAATATAACTACAGTAGGGCATGAAACTTTTCACAGCATACTATTTAATCTATTCAACAATGAGGCGTTAACACAGGCGTTCTCAAGAGATATGTTGGAGGGATTAAAGAAGGCTTCTGTAAAAGGTTCTGCTATTGAAAAACAACTTGATGCGTATATTAAACAATATGATGATCAAGGCGTACACAATGAGGAGAAGTTGGCTGAGATCTTTGGGTATCTTGCAGGCAACTATGAAACCTTAGATGTAAAGTCTAAAAATATTCTAAAGAGACTTATAGAAAAGCTAGCTAAGATTTTAAACATAGCAAAATATAAAGCTAAGTTTACTGAGGATGATGTGGCTATGGTTAAGCTAATGAATAACTTATCAGCTAAAATATCTGAAGGAATAGAAATAACAGAGGCTGATATTCCTATAGAAGTATCAAAAAGAAAAGAACAGCAGCAAAATTTAAAAAGACAATTAAAAGAAAAAATAAATGAAAAAGAAAAAACAACAGCAGGAAGCAGGCTCATCAATGAGCCCTTACAGGATGCGACAAAAATTGCTAATAGATTTGCAAAAAGAAAAGGCTTCTCTTTTAGAGGAGATGAGACAAGCACAGAGTTCAACAAAGAGCGTGCAACAAGGATAGCCAAAGCCTATGAGGCAATGGCTAATGATCCTAATAACCCTGAAGTAAAAGCAGCGTATCAAGCCTTGATTGATGAAACTCTTGAGCAGTATCAAGAGATATTAAAAGATGGCTACGTTGTAGAGATTGACAATGAAGATGCTTACAATAATTCTCAAGAAATGATTGAGGATGTAAGAGAAAATAAAAGGTTAAAAATCTTTGCAACAGAGGCAGGTTTTGGTGACGTACAAATTACAGATGAACAAAGAAAAAGAAACCCTCTTTTACAAGACAGTGGGCTAAAAGATGTTAACGGAAAAATACTTTTAGTTAATGATGTGTTTAGATTTGTTCATGACTTCTTTGGTCATGCTAAAGAAGGCAATAGCTTTGGTCCAAAGGGAGAAGAGATAGCTTGGAGAGTTCATTCGCAAATGTATTCTCCGCTTGCAAGAAGGGCGATGACTACTGAAACTAGAGGTCAGAACTCATGGGTAAACTTCTCAGGTGTTAATGAAGAGGCTTTTAAATTACGTGATAAAGCGAGACAACTAAGGAAAGAAGGTAAGCTTGAGGAGGCTTTAAAGTTAGTTGATCAGGTATATGAGATGATGTCTTTTGCAGAACAAAAGATAGGACTGTTACCTGTCGAATTTACAGTATTAGAAAAACAACCAAGTATAAAAAGACAGTTAGGTGACACTAATAAAATAAATGAATTTGTAAAACAAGCAAAAGAAAAAGGAGCTACAGATAGTGCTATTAAACTTGTGCTTGAATCTAGGGGGGTAACTAAAAGTGTTATAGATAAAATATTTGCTGCCAAGGTACGAACCAAGAGACCACCTTCAGCAGCTAAAATATTAGGTAAGCCAAAGCCTAAAAAGGTAACGGCAAATGAAATGACATTGCTCAAAGAAAAGATAAGAGCCATTGCAAAAGAAACAAGAAGTGTAGGGGTAGCAGTAAATAAAATACGTAAAGAGTTACAACGTGAGATAGCACAAATAGGTAAGGGAAGAAAGGTAGAGCTTTCACCTGCGACATTAACTAAGATAACCTCACGTATTAATAAAGCAAAGTTATTTACTAAAGAAGGAACGCTTAACAATGAGATGATTGATGAGATCGTTCAGTACATTGATGAGCAATACACTACCCTTGAAAGGAAAAAAGAAAATGTAGCTCTTAACAAAAAGAGAAAGACAGCATTAAAAAATATTATGTCCGGCAAGTTGGGAGTGCCAAAAGTAATAACGAGACAAATGCAAAGATTGTTTGCGGCAGACTCCACTCTTATTCCTGACTCAGCTTTAAATAAATATAAAGCTCTAGTCGAATCCATAGGGGAAAGAACTAGCGTTTTAACAGTGGATGAAGTATCACAAGTAGAAAGACAAGTTGATTCTATATTAAAAGATCTTGACTTCAGAACATCTCAAATAGATATATATGCTGAGATGTATAAAGACTATGATAAAAAAGTAAAGAATGCTGATGGAAGTATTAGCTATTCTAAAACCATAGATAAGATGGTGGATGATGGTGAACTTAATTTATCTACCGAAGATGCTGCACTAATGAAGAAGTTTAAAAAAGAAATACTTCCTCCGCCTGAACCAAAAACTAAAGAAGAAAAACAAAAAGAAGAAGAAGAAGCAGCAATAGAAAAAGAATTATTTCTTGAAGAGATTGGAGAGCTGAGTATAAAATCAGACAAGCTAACAACTAGGGATGAGAGAAAGGTTGCTAATAAATTAAATAAACTTATAAAAACAGACGGAGTAAAAGACCTGAGCAACAATGATTTAAAAAAATTAATAAAGATCATTGACAATATAAATAACGGATGGCTTCCTCACCTATCACAAATAATGGTAGAGAAGATCAATAGTAATAATAGATCTAAAATAGTTTCATCAGCTATTCGGAAAGCTAAAGTATTTAGTCCTCTTCAACAAGCTAAAAAATTAAGAGCCTTACTTAATTCTCAGCTAAGTCCTGACGGAAGAAGAAAGAATAAAATATATCAAGCAGTGTCAGTGCGTTCACTTAGTTACATAGACTCAGTGATAGGGCTAAAGGGAAGAGAGATATTTAAAAATATATTCGACTCAACAGCTAAAGCGTTTACAAATTTTGATTCAGACAACAACAAAGTAAACAAGCGTATAGATGAAGCATTAAATAAAATATCAAAATCATACAAAAATAACAACAATAAAATACATGAGGCAAAAGCACGTATGATGACATACTTAATTCAAAGAGAGTTTGAGTCTAATCCTGAGCGAGTGGGAGAGGTTAACCCTGCAATAGATTATTTAAACGATACTATTAAAAATGAAAGGGAACAAGGTAATGAGGGTGAGGCTGATATGCTTCAAAACATAATAGATAAGTATTCTATAGAGGGAGAGCTCGATGCAGATGGGAAACCTACTAAAGAAATATCTCTTGATAAGATATATAAATCTTTTAACAAGGCAGAACTAAATGGCATTAAAGTTATTGATGAAGTAAATAAAGAGCTAACTGATATAGCAGAGTTTACTGCAGGTGTAGTAAGAGGAAAGATAATGAGTCCTATTGTAGACTACATTCATATGTGGGTCAAACAAGATAATACACAGCAACAATTTGAAGATAAAAACTCTGACTTTAATTCTTACATGAAGGGTACTAAGCCATCCACAAAAGCTAAAAACTTAGAGGAAAGAACACAAAAATCTAAGGCTATAAATTTTGATCCCTTTGGAGCAACAAGAAGAGGGGCAAGAATGACCTTGCTTGATTACCACATGACACCTGTAGTGAGAGAAACAAACAGAACCCTTAGAAAGACAAAAGATATTTTAGAAGAGGATAACAAACAAACAAGGGAGATATTTAGAGGGGTTAAGGCAGCATACGATCAAGTAGTAGAGGATGTAATAGGAAGAGGATTTAATAGTAGCTCAGTAGGAGATAATGCTATTAAGTATATAGCTAAGGCAGGTTATCGAACAATGCTTTCGAGTCCTGCAAGAATGACATTAGAATTTCTCGCCAACCTTCTTAATGCAGGCGTTATAAATCCATTAGGGTTTGCTAAAGGGTTTAGTGTGATGAGTAAATTAAGCGGACAAGAGCAGGCGGAGCTTCTTAGAATTTTAGAATCAAAACAACAAACAAGATTATATTCGGATGCTTTAAAAGGAAGAATGGTAGATACAAGTATTATTGAATCAAAAGCAGGAATACAAAACACAAAACTGAAAGGAGAGGTAATTAATAGAGCATCTCAAATTGGATCTTATCTTAGAAAATATCCTTCGGGTATAGAGTTTATAGCTGACACCATGATTACCACTCCGGATAAAGCGGTAATGCGACCTTTGTGGTTAGGAACTTTTAGCAGAGAGTTTAAAAAAATAACAGGCAAGGAAATAGACATGGATAAAGTTCTTGCAAAGGATGAGGCATACTTAAATAAAAACCAAGAGGCACTCGATAAGGCAACTGAAGTAGCTGATAGAGATAGTATATTTTCAGGATACACTGACAATCCTTTTATGAAAGTTATTAGTGGAACAAAAAGGTCGGAAACAAAAATAGATCCAATAAAAAATATATATAAAGACTACAACAGGTTTATGTTAAGTTTTTTATTGAACGAATATGAAACGACAAGATATTCTATTAATGTTCTGTATGAAGGAGGAGAAATATCAAGAATAAAAGCAGGGCAACTATTAGCCGCTACTACCTCACGTATGGTTTTATATACTTCTTTGATTGGATTAGTAGGGAATGTCTTTGCAGACTTTATAAGAAGCATGTTCGGAGCCGACATGGAAGACGAAGAAGAAGAGAAAGATTTAACCCTGTCAATAGGTCAAGGATTGGTTTCTACTTTTAATACCTTAGCTTTTGGAGCATCTTACGGACAGTTTATGAGAAGTATAATTAATAACCCTTACTTTGGAACTGAATACTTTAATGAAAAATATCTTACTGCTCTGCAAGAAGGAGAGTATGATCCATACAAAGATGCTATAGGGTTCTCTGCATTCACTAAACCTACAGGGCAGGAAAAATATAAAGGAAAAAATACTTTCAAATTTTTTGTAAACTTTTTAGGTCCTTACTCTCCTCTAGCAAAAACATTTGATAAATTCTACACCATGAAAACAAGAGAAGAGGAGGCTAAAAAAGAAGAAACAAAAGCAAGAAGATCTCAAGAAGAAATACTTCTAATAATGCAAGGTTTAGGTCATTTTAACTTAATCCCTTTCTTTAAAGATGTCAACAAAGCATACACAAGAGAAGTGTATAAAGACTTTAGAAAGGCAGAGAAAGAAATAAAGAAAACGTCAAGAGAAAAAAGAGCGGAAAAATATTTAAAGAAAAGAAAGGATAGAAGAAAAAGATATTTAGACAGAAGAAAGAGAGAATAAAAACACTTCAATAATACTTTACGTACTTAAATGACTTGTTGAATTTAAAGTAAGCCATTAGCTCCTGATCGTTGACCGCTCCTTCACGTGGTGGTCTACCTCCCCACATTACCTCTCCCTTTAATATTCTAACAGGTGAGTAGATGAGACCATCATCACACGCCCATATCATTATAGGGTTCAGCCTCTTGTCTGATAGCTTAACCAACTTACGCAAGGCTACAGGTAATGGGAATGCTTTGTTCATATTGCAATGCCTACCCTTGATCTCAGCATAGGCTATCAGCTCACTCTCCTCATTGAAGATCTTGTAGTCAATGTCATTGTCACCTAGCTTTTCAAATGATCCTTTGAAGATACGAACAAAAGCCTTGACAGCTTTACGCTCCCTCTCAATATCTGCAGTGGTTTCAAATCTCATAGGTTCATCAAACAATTAAAGGCAGTGTGTCCACCGATTACTATACCAACTCCTATCGCCTGCTTCTTAAAGTTCTTTGCATAAGCAGCAGCGTATGAGGTCCTATCTATACCACACCCCACTTGCATTCCAAATATCTTTTCATGTGTACCTACTGTCCAATCTACATACGCCTGTGTATGTATATGTCCCTGACAGGTAGACATCATATCGTTCTTTGCACGTGTCCTTGCTGTGCCACCCTCACCATGTACGTACTGCACATCATCATACACCACCCTGTCCTGCCAATTCCATTTTGTACCAAGCACATCATTGTATGACTTGATCCACTGCTTAGGTATGGCAGATGAAAAAGCCTTTCTCATTATCATGCGATCATGGTTACCGATGATCACGTCTGCTTTCTTAAATGATTCTTTCCATGGTTTTAGTTTTCTAATAGCCGCAGTCAGTTCATCTCCTCCGCCCATAGCATTAGGATCAGTCTCATGATAGCTTGAATAGTGGTTGTCAATAATATCTCCAATAAATATTGTGTGGTTGCAGTTGTATATATTATATATATGTTTACAGAACTCAAAGTAACCCTCTTGAATAAAGGGTGCATGTAAGTCCCCTATCACTAAGACTCTTCTTTCTTTTTTATTTAAGTTCTCAAAAGCTTCTTTTCTTTTTCCTTTTAGTCTTGGTCTAATTGATGTCATCTTGTAACGAATCTAATAAAACTTGGAGGCTTTTAATCTGTTCTTTTACCACAGACTTTAAGTCCTCATACTCTCTGTCAATTAAGTGTTCGTAGATTTGATTATTTGTTTCGTGCAGCTCCTTCATCATCATGTTTATATGACGTAATCTTTCTTGCTCTATTGCACTTATGCTCATTGAATTGTATCCATGGTCTCCATATAAAAGCGACCTTGATTTTCATTTACTTTTCTTATTCTTCTATAAATTGCTCTAGACATTCTCTTAACTGCATCCTTCTCTGCCTTAGTGGAGTCGCTACCAAGATGTGCATATAACGAACAGTCTATGCGTAATAGCTCATCAAGTTTTTGCTTGTCCGTCCAAGAGGAGAACTCTACAATCTTATCTATATCTTCAAATTTATAAGTCATCTAAACAAATATACTAAATTAAAACAAATATTACAATAGCAAATAGTTTGATTAAAATCAAACAAATCAAACTTTGCCCATTTAGGGGCAAGACCATAACATTTATGTTACACTACTGTAACATGGCTAGTGTTTATAAGGGTTTCAGCCTGCCCATTTAGGGACAAGACATGGTATCATGCCTAAAAAGACATGGTATCATACCCAAGCAATGGGTAAAATCTTTGCATAATGGGTAAAGAAAAATTATATACACAAAAAAAGGGGACATTGGCGTATGTCCCCCTTCCTGATTTACTAAAATAAATAGAAAAATATATGAGATTATAAATATAATAATTATTTTCTAATAGTTTTAGAAGGTGACTTTATTTTTCTAATCTCTTCCTGAATAGCTTTCTTGCTGTTCTTTGCTTTGCTATTCCATATGTCCCACCAATCCTTAAACTTGTCCTCCTGTTGTTCGCCAAGATCTTCCACTGAAATAATAATCTCAGGCTTTACTTTTCTGATAGCCTCTGACTTGCTATCTGCAGGAATTAAGGTGTAGTGTGTTACATATCCTGTCTCATGTTGTTGACTGTGTGTGATTTTAAATACGTTCATCTGATAAAATTTGATTTAAGTTAATATAATCGAGATAGTCATCCACATCTATCTCCTTTATGCTTATGTATATTGGGACATCTCCCTCTTGTTTTAAGTATTCGATCTCAAAGTATAAAGGCTCATCAAGTTTTACTACGCCACCTACCTTCTGTGCCCATCCATCTTTCTCAGGTAACAGAGGTGCATTGACATCAACCTGATTGGCTATGTTCAATGAATAATGAAGCTCATAATCTTTTAGCTGATCAATGAATTGCATATCAACCTCAAAGTTATTCTGTTGCTCCTCTATATATTTCTGTTCTGCATCCATGGTCTTTTAGTTCTTTTAGTCTATACTCCTGTAGCTTTGACACCCTGCCTTTTGGTGTCTTCACTTCGCTGAATAAAACATCACAATCTTTTGGTATAGCTATGATGTCAGGGATTCCATTCTTATTTGTCTTTACTAACTTGATAACGTAGTATCCTTCAGCTTCAAGTTGTTTGATTCGTTTAGATTGGATTTGTTGCTCGGTCATCTTATGGTATCTCCTACATCTGTAATGTCTAGGTCTATGCCCTTTAAATATTTTAATATATTAATAATAAAGTTATTGTGATAAGCTGTGTCTACGTGCTTATCTTTTTCATCAAAAACTAAACATATTCCTTTAGATATACCTAGCTCTCTTCTGTGTGTGGGATGGGCATACACATCATCCATACGTCTAGCTGTCTTAATTATTTCTTTATGGCTATGAGTTCCTATGATTTTACTCAGCTCCTTAACACTTGTGAAATTTTCTTTAATCATTTTTTTTATTTTTAAATTTAACATTATACAAAGACAGGTATGGCTCCACCTCTTTTAGTTTAGCAAACTTAATATATTCTCCTTGTTCGTCTAAAACTTTTACCATTGAGATTACAATCTTTGGTTCACCATCTATTAGTTTATAATCATATCTTGTCACTTCTAAGCTACCTACTTTTTTCATTTGATTTAATTTATTATAAAGATACGAAATCCTTTTTTAAAAAATTAGTCACGAGGTGTGCCTACATAAATCTCTCTCTCTAGTTCTTTTATATTTTCTTTTAGTTCATTTACTTTATTACACGTATGGTTTAAAGATTCAATTAGCTCTTTTTTTATTTTAATAAGTGTAATTATAACGCTTTCCTTATGCTCAATTACTTCTTGCATGTGTTTTATTTTTTCATCTTTTGTCATATAAATTGTTTTTTAAAATGGTTAAGTGTATAATCTTTCTTCTTGGTTACTGTTTTATATATCTGCTTTTCAATGCCACCTTTAGCAAAGATCCAATACACATCGTTATGTAACCTGTCTTTAGTGGTCATCCTATCTCTACTCTGCCAATAAGACGTAGCACTAAAGTCAATGTTATAATACACAAGTGCTGATGCCTGTCGCAATGACAGTCCCTCCCTACCACTAACAATCTGCAGGGCTATTGACTTGTCAGTAGATTCAAACTCACCAAGCTCAGTGGTAAGCTCATCACCAAACACATCCTTCATTGCCTTGAGTTCTGCTGTAAACTTGTAGAAGATTCCAATCTTCTTACCCTTGAAATGTTTCTTAATAAACTCAGCCTTACTGTAGTCCATCACCATAGAACTGCCTGACTCAAACTTAACTGTGCCTGAGAACATCTGATGTAACTTCATCATTAACTTTACAGGTGTGTCAGCAAGTATGGTTTCTTTCTTTCCCTCGATCACCAAGTCTTTCTGCAACCTCTTGGTCATATCATAAGTATATGGTTTCATCTCCACCTCTAATACTTTCTCTGTAGTCTTGACCTTAAATCCTGCGTTCTCCTGCGTGAAACGGATGGTGTATGGTGTCATCATATCTATAATCTTTTTAAGTCCCTTAGAATAGTCGTTAATGAACATTCCGTTGATTTTTTTCTGTGTTACTTTCACATACTCATGAGCAAACTTATAAAAGTTTGTGCAATGCTTGAAAGGATTGTTAGGAATACCATACACCTGATGGTACATCTGTGAGTAAGACTCAGGTGTAGGTGTTCCCGACATCAATATAACTTTGCTATTACATTTTTGTATCAAATCTTTTACTGACTTCGCTCTCTTGTTTGGCTTGGCAAATGCACCAAGACTATGTGCCTCATCACATATGATCACGTCCCACTTAACATCAGGTAACTTATGCATACTTTCATAGTTAATTGTAAACAATATATAATTAGTAGGGCATAACATATCAAAATCCTTAGTGATTGAGCTGATTGCCTTCTTCTTAGTCAAGAAGAGTACGTGTTCAACATTAAGTTTCTCACATATACCAAGACTTGTTAGTGTCTTTCCGGTCCTAACTTCCATAGCAAGATATAAGAAGTCGTGTGCTTCTATTATAGATGTTCCTAGTTCTATAATAGATAACTGATAATCTCTGTATTCTATCATAGCTTCAATGTTCCTGTTTCTTCTACGTCTTGTTTGCGTAAAAATATTATCCACTTACCATGCTTGTCTCTTCCGTCTTTTGGTTCAACGCCATGGTGGTACTTTCCATAATCATTTAACCATCTATAAAATTCAGTACGTGAGATCTTCATATTACCTCTTGATGAATAGTCAGGGTAGTCCTCAATAAACTCCAAGTACAGATCCTGCTTATATGTTTTTACATTGGGCGTAAGTAATGTATTGAAAGGATAACCCTCAAGTAAACCACACCACTCCAAGAAGTCTTTACTTGTATCTCTTATGAGGTTTTTAAGATGAGCGTTAACTAATTCACTCTTAACAAAACCTTTTTCTAAGTAATACTGTAAACAACTTATCATGTAGTTATCAAAGATACACCACTCATCATCATCCCAATCACCAAACATTAACTTCTTAAACTCATCAAGAGGGGTGAAATGTTTTGAGTAATACTGATGTAACTCAAGTTCCCACTT